ATGCTGCAAGGGCAGAGCGTGACAAGATTGTCGATCCTGCAAGGGCAGAGTTTGACAAGATTGTCGATCCTGCAAGGGCAGAGTATGACAAGGTTAGGTATGCTGCAAGGGCAGAGTATAACAAGATTGTTGACAAGACCTTTTGGGATTTGTTTATGATTATTGAGAATAGAAATCCTGCTTGGGTCTAGTGTGTAAGAGAGAGGGCAGCTTCGCTGCCTTTTCTCTCCTGCACTAGAATAAGCTAGAGGTGGGAAATTAACAATGAGAGAGAAAGGAGAATTAAAATGAAACTTTCACCGGAAGAGAAAACCAAAATCACAAACCTTCTCCAGAAACTTCTTGCCCTTGCTACATCGCCGAATGAACATGAGGCGCAACTTGCAATGGAGAAAGCAACCTCTATCATGGAGAAATATTCTTTATCAATGCTTGACATTCCTGAAAATGGATCTCCTATGACCCAAGAGGAAGCATTGATGAAAGGAATGTGCAACGAAGTAGTAGGAGGAATGGGCAAATTCCAGATGTGGGAATCTGTTCTCGCTGCAGGCATCTCAAAAGCTTTCGACTGTATCACCCTAAACAGAAAGTACGGAGGGACTTGGGGTGAGTGGGGCATCATTTTCATAGGCCAGAAAGGCGACGTTGAAATCGCAAAGTGGATGCACTTGTATGTAAGAAGGTCTGTCGGGAAAATCAGTAAAATCGAAGTTCCCAGAGAAGGAAAAGACAGAGAATCTTTCAAGCAAGGGATGGTAACAAAGATCACTTGGAGACTTGCTGACATGTACCAAAGAAGGAACGAAATTTCAACGTGCAAAGCTCTGATCGTGGTTAAAAAAGATACGGTCGATAAGTACCTGAAACAAGAGTTTCCTAATGTGAAAACAGGAAGACCTTGGAAAGCATCCGGATCAAGAGAGGCTTGGATGAGAGGAGCTGAAGCAGGGAGCAAACTTTCTCTTACGAAGCCTATTGCAGGTGAAAGAAGAAGGGAGCTGTCATGATCCTAATCGAGTCTTTTGATGATTGTCTGAAGTATGTCAATTCACTCGGATTAGTATCAAAAAAGAACTGCATCGCGGAACAACAAAAGCAACTTTGTGAAATCTGTGATAATATCAGGAACGGATCAGGTCAAAGTTCTTGGTATGAGATGAAACCATTCAAAGTCCACTTCAGAAGAAAAGATCGGCAGTTTTTGATTAGCATGGCAAGCTAGGTTATAAGGGAGAGCATAAGAAATTATGCTTTCCTTCATGCCCTAGAACGGATCTAGTGTATGATCCAACAAACCCAAACGAGAGAGAAAGGAGAATTAAAATGTGTGAATTTATTTCTTGGATTGAAAAAGACGGTAAGAATTATTTTCTAACATCGGCGGACTTGGCGAGCAAGAGAGGCATCGAACTCCGCGAGCATTGCGGGGACGATGATGATCTTGTAGGCCATGGTGCATTGCGTTGGTTCTATGGGGGTTTTGAAGGTGGGGTACAGAGAGAGTGTACTGATTTCAGTACGCCTCTAAACTTTCCCGCTGAAATCGTTGAAGCGATCAAAGCGGGAAAGTTTAGAGGCATGGGATGCCCTGTAGGGTTGTTGAATGATGCTGCAAGGGCAGAGTTTGACAAGATTGTCGATCCTGCAAGGGCAGAGTGTGTCAAGATTGTCAATGCTGCAAGGGCAGAGTATGACAAGGTTAGGTATGCTGCAAGGGCAGAGTATGACAAGATTGTCGATGCTGCATGGGCAGAGCGTGACAAGATTGTCAATGCTGCATGGGCAGAGTTTGACAAGATTGTCGATCCTGCAAGGGCAGAGTTTGACAAGGTTGTCGATCCTGCAAGGGCAGAGTTTGACAAGATTGTCGATCCTGCAAGGGCAGAGTTTGACAAGGTTGTTGACAAGACCCTCTGGGATTTGTTTATGATTATTGAGAATAGAAATCCTGCTTGGGTCTAGTGTGTAAGAGAGAGGGCAGCTTCGCTGCCTTTTCTCTCCTGCACTAGAATAAGCTAGAAGTAGGAAATTAACAATGAGAGAGAAAGGAGAATTAAAATGATAAGAAAGGGTACCGTTCTTGACAGGACTATTGACTCCCTCAAAGTAATTGTAGAGCTTAAAGGGGTAAGACGATTCACTACCAAAGAAGTCCACGAATACAGCGGGGGCAACTACGCCACTGTATCAGCCTATCTCAGAAACATAAGTCGAACAGGTGTTATCACTATGGATGGTAAAGATATTTACAGATGTCCTGAAAGAGCTGAACTGGACAACATCGACCGAGCTTTTGTTTCTCGCCCTCCTGCTATACGAAAAGAAAATAACGGAAAAGATGAATCTCAGATAAAAAGGAGAGCGCCCAGATTTAAGAAAGTTCCTTGTGCAGACCCTGAAATATCTTTGGAAGAAGCAAAAGAAAGTATGATGTGGTTGTTTGATGAATACATTCCACATCTGCAAGGACTGGTTAGAGATTTGTCTTCATTTGTAGAACAGTTTGGCAAGAAGGCAAGAGAAGCAAAAATCATCCATCAAGAACGGCTCATAGAGTAGGCAAATAACTTAAAGGAGAATAGAAGGAGGAATAGAGTGGAAAGAGTGCAGTTGAAGGACGGATCGTTTGAAGATGTTAGTCAAGAGGATCTGGAAGCAACGGCAGAGTTTTGGGATCGTTTGATCGAGCACTGGAAAGAAGGGAAAGATCAGATCCCCTGCACTCCCGATCCTGAACTTTCCTATCGAACTACTGTCGAAGCTATACTGAAAAAGGAGAATTGATGTCCCATTATGAACAAGTTCGATGGGAAAATTTGATGCCTGGGGATGATGTTTACGAACTTGAAGGATCAAAAGAAGGAGGACTTCGCTGGTCTAGGGCTTATGTTGTAAGTGACGTGAACAGTAGAGCGGTTATCACAGAAACAGGGGAAATTATGGTTCTGTTCGATGACCTTCTTTACAGAAAAGTGAGTTATTGAAAGGAGAAATTAGATGAACTTGAATGATCTTTTGGAAGAAATTTCGGTCATAGATCCTTACCAATGGGAAAACGAAATGTCTGACTCTGCAATACAAAGTTGGCACGCTGTTACAGACGAAACAGGTATTATTGCATACTTTGGAAAAGAAACAGATGCTTTCAGATTCCGATTGTCTCTGATAAACGCAAGATTGAATCCTGCCTCTTAGCGCAAGGAGCCTGCGAGCAAAACACCGTTCGTCAGGCTCAAGTGTTGTGAGGCGAAGTATCAAACCCAAACCAGAGAGAAAGGAGAATTAAAATGTGTGAATTTGTTTCTTGGATTGAAAAAGACGGTAAGAATTATTTTCTAACATCGGCGGACTTGGCGAGCAAGAGAGGCATCGAACTCCGCGAGCATTGCGGGGACGATGATGATCTTGTAGGCCATGGTGCATTGCGTTGGTTCTATGGGGGTTTTGAAGGTGGGGTACAGAGAGAGTGTACTGATTTCAGTACGCCTCTAAACTTTCCCGCTGAAATCGTTGAAGCGATCAAAGCGGGAAAGTTTAGAGGCATGGGATGCCCTGTAGGGTTGTTGAATGATGCTGCAAGGGCAGAGCGTGACAAGATTGTCGATGCTGCAAGGGCAGAGTTTGACAAGATTGTCGATGCTGCAAGGGCAGAGTATAACAAGATTGTCAATGCTGCAAGGGCAGAGCGTGACAAGATTGTCGATCCTGCAAGGGCAGAGCGTGACAAGATTGTCGATCCTGCAAGGGCAGAGTTTGACAAGATTGTCGATCCTGCAAGGGCAGAGTTTGACAAGATTGTCAATGCTGCATGGGCAGAGTTTGACAAGATTGTCGATCCTGCAAGGGCAGAGTTTGGCAAGATTGTCGATCCTGCAAGGGCAGAGTGTGTCAAGATTGTCAATGCTGCAAGGGCAGAGTTTGGCAAGATTGTCAATGCTGCATGGGCAGAGTTTGACAAGATTGTCAATGCTGCAAGGGCAGAGTTTGACAAGGTTGTCAATGCTGCAAGGGCAGAGCGTGACAAGATTGTCAATGCTGCAAGGGCAGAGTTTGACAAGATTGTCGATCCTGCAAGGGCAGAGTATAACAAGATTGTTGACAAGACCCTCTGGGATTTGTTTATGATTACTGAGAATAGAAATCCTGCTTGGGTCTAGTGTGTAAGAGAGAGGGCAGCTTCGCTGCCTTTTCTCTCCTGCACTAGAATAAGCTAGAAGTAGGAAATTAACAATGAGAGAGAAAGGAGAATTAAAATGAGAGTTCAGCTATGTTTCAAAACTCCTGAAATGGAGGAAGGAAAGATTAAAGTAGTAACCGAGGAAATGACTGTGAAAAAAGCAGAGTTATTTTACAAGGGCAATCTGAAGGGCAAAGTCGATCTTGCTTACCTTCGGCACTTTGATGGATGGCGCTATGTCTTTGTAAAATACCTGTATAAAAAAGAGGAGTAGTAGTATGGCTCACTCTGTATTCCGTCAAACAAGATGGAAAAGACCACAACCTATAACTATTTGCCAAATACCAGACATTCTAGTCAAAATAACTGAATACGATTTTGATTGGGATGATCTGGAATTTTTGAAGTACGTCAAAGCTAGAACAGGAATGACTATCAAGCCTTCCAGCAAAGACGTACTTCTCCCTGTCCCCGATGATTCTAAAACAACAACAAAAATTATCAGGATTACTCTGGGAACTCTGCAAGATTGTTGGGAAGTGTACCTATGGACAAAATCACAAGAAAAGAAAAAAGAGGAACCTGTCATTGTCAAAAGAAACAGAAGTTTGAATTTTCTGGACATGCTAGGAGGATAATCATGAAAGAGAAATTCACGTTGGGATATACCTACGACAAAGAACACAAACAGTGGAAAACAGAGAAAAGAGAATTTAACATTAGAGAATACCCTTTTGAGATTACTAATAATTATTTGATCATCTCATTAAGAAGTGGCTCAGAGGGTATGATAGTAGAAAAGAAAAATAGTTTGAAAGAAGCGATGGAATGGGTTCTTAAAAAAGAGAGGAGAGAAAATGAGGAGGAAAAAGAACCAAAGGATGGAAAATAAATTCAAGGAGTTTGCGGAACTCTTTGGAAAAGAAACAGACGTTTACATTGAGAAAGAAGAAGGGATCTGGGCGTATAACGTAGGAGCTTGGTTTCTTGACGGAAACGGAAAAGGTCACTACAGGATCTCAGAAATTATCTCAGAAAAAGGAGCGGCAAAGACTGTTTTTGGTAAGAGATACAAGAAAATTGATGCTGTGTGGAAGGACATCAACTTCTTTCTCAGTACAATGAAGAGGATACAAGAGAAAAACTTAGATGTATCCTTTCTCTCAAAAAGAGAGATGAGTCAAAGTTCATTCTCTTAGAGAAAATCGAAGGAAGGGGCAAGGATTTAATTTTCCTAGCTATCTCAGAGATGAGAAGAAAGCAAGATTGAGACATGAGCGAGAAAGAAATTCCCAAGTCAGAAAAAAGTCCTTACATAGAAACTTTTCTGAACAATATTGCAATCAATGTTTTTGGCAGATCTCGGACAGACTTGGTTTGTGTTACTTGTGGGAGCAGAAAAATATCCCCTGAAGATTTCCGAGATGATCTCAGTAGAAAGGAATTTGCTATATCCCGAATGTGCCAAGAATGTCAAGACTCGGTGTTTGGAAAGTAATAAAAATCTATCTTGTAATCTAGTTTCATGCTATTATAGATTACAGTTAATAGCATGAAACTAGAAGGGAGAATTAAAATGAGCAAGAATAAAAAACCCAAGCACTTATATCCTTTTGATCATACTACAGGTGATGGCCAGACAAGACTCATGGCTTTTTCTATGGGGAAAGATCCCGAGACTTACATTGCTAAACCCATAGTAAGAATACCGGGAGAAGATTACGGTTGCGATCCCTTGGAAGATGGAATGTTCAAAATGATACCATCAGGCGACATTGTTGATTACAAAGAAATGAAAAAACGACGCAACCTGAAATAAAAAATATCCCTGAAAGGGGATGAGAAAATGATGATCGAGCATTCAATGTTCTGTCCTAAATGCAAGAGTAGACTATACCCCGGAGACAGAGGGTATATCGAAGCCTCAGGTGTTTGTTCTTACTATGTCCTTTATGATACCACTCCTGGCAAAAGATTCAAAAAAGCATTCGACGCTTCCCAACAAAAGAAAGGAAAAAAAAGAAATGACAAACCAAGAGCGACTTATAAAAGTCATGGAATACAAACAATCTTGTTTGCCTGAAGAATTCCAAAAGATTTTCTTCAATGAAGAAGACGCAAAAGCTCTGCGCTCTTTGACTGACGGAAAAGCTGAGGAAGCAATTTCCGTTATGATAGACAACATCAATAACAAATATTACAAAGATTCTGCGTTATGTCCATTCTGCGTCTTATTCTACGACGATCCCAATTTTTGCGAAGGCTGTGAATATCAAGAACAGCATGGCAATTGTCTTGAAAATGATTCTGGTTATTCCCTTATTACAGCATACTCCGAAAGTGATTCTATCAGAGAATACATAGAACCTGAAGAAATACTTAACATTCTAACCGAAAAATAGGAGGAATAAATGGCAAAAATATGCAGATATTGCGAGCATTGGGAGACTACACCCAAGAGATACCGAAGAACAGACGAATTCGATGCACACCTACGGCTATGTCCTTTCAAAGAACAGCCTATCACAGAAAATGAAGAAACCTGTAAACACTTTGCTATTCATAACTACTTTTTCTGCGACAACACAGGGTACAGAATGAAAGTGGAAGTTTGTTTCCACAAGTACAAACAAAAAGAAGAGACTTGCATCAACTGTCCTCAATTCCATGATCTTGTTGCTTCCCGTAGAGGTGTAAGAAACAATCAAGAACCTGTAATAGTGAGGAGAAGGAGAAATGACCAATCTTGAAATCGCTTACAAGATTCTATGGAAATCAGAGGAGACTTTCTCCCCTAGATTGGAAGATATTCAATCTGAATGTCTTGATCCAGAAACTCTCTTGATACTACAAGAGGAAATAAACAAGCCTGAACTTTCTAAGAAAGCCAAAACCTTAATGTCTTTCTGCCTAAAAAAAGCGGAAGACTTTGAAGAGGTTGAACCACAAAACTTGATGGAACTTGCAAAAAAGGAACTGAAATGGACGAGAGACAAGATAAGAGAAGCGAAGAGGGAAGTAAGGATGTACTTGAGATCCCTGTCACGATAGTAAACCCTATTTGGTGTGCTACTGATCCTAAACTTGCCCCTTACATAAAATCAGGACTGAGCTACGAAACAGAGGTTTGGCTCCCTAACCGATTCGGATCAAGAAGCAAAGAGAAGTCCATCAAATCTATGATGAAAAAAACAGGCAGAGCTTTGTACTTTCACACAGGTCTACTACCTAGACTTGTCGAGTTCTGTTCTCAAAATGAAATGGAAGTCAGAGTAACAAACGCAAAACCAAGAATCCCTTTCAAAGATCCTTTTCTACCTATCACTGTATTCTCAGACGGTAGAGTTTTCAAGAACTTCAGAGCGGATCAATTGGCTCTGGTAGATCAAGCAGTAAAGAACCAAAGAGGAATCATCAAAGCTTTTACGGGTTTCGGGAAGAGCATTGTCATTATGGGAATCATGTCTGCATTCCCTGATAAAAAGATTCTGTTCCTTTGTGACAAAAAGGGACTATTGCTTCAACTTGCCTCAGACTTGAAAGAGTTCAAATTCAAGTTTGGCATATTAGGGGCGGGAGTTAAAACTTGGCAAGGAGAAAGGATCGTTCTTGCTACACGACAATCCTTAGAAAAAGAAATCGAACATTTCAAAAACGTAGAGGTTATCTTACTTGATGAGGGCCATCACTGTAATTCCAGAAAATCCCAATACTTCACCTTACTTGAACAAATCCCTGCTCCTATTCGTTTAGCATTCACAGCTACTCTACCTGATACAGACGAAAAGATGATGGCTCTTGAAGCTATGTTCGGTCCTGTTGTTGCTGAAGTCTCAATAGCAGATGGAGAAGAGTTAGGAATATTAGCTTCTCCCAAAATCTGCGTTAGAGAAGTTCCTCAAACCGTTCGCATTCGATCTGTAAAAAACTACATTGAGGCGTACAACAGAGGGGTAGTTGAGAACTTTTTGAGAAATCAAGAAATTGTCAAGGATATCAAATTCTTGACAGAAAACAATCTGAATACTCTTGTCATGGTATCTCGGGTAGAGCATGGGAAAATTATTCGAGATATGTTCCGAGAAGTATCAGACACTTATGTTCCTTTCGTTCATGGTAACTTGAGTGATGATACCAGAGAAGAGTTCAAAAAAGTTTTCAAAACAGGGGAAATCAAATGTTGTATCGCTAATGTAGTATGGAGAGAAGCAATTGATATCCCTGCTATAGACTGTATCTTGAACGCCTCGGGCGGTAAATCGGAAATCATGACTTTGCAGACTGTGGGGAGAGGGACAAGAAAAACGAAGGACAAGAATGAAGTTTTGATAGTCGAGTACCAAGACAACATCCACAGATGGTTTGAAGCTCACTTTGAAGAAAGGATGAAAATCTACAGAGATAATAACTGGGAATTTCTGACAATGAGAGAATTTATACAAAGACGAATGAGAGTAGATTAGATGGATCTATCTGAAATCTTTGATACTCAATCTTGGCTCACGTCAAGAGGAATATCTTATCAGACTACAGGGCAAGATGTAGGTTCTGGTTGGATAGGGGTTTGTTGTCCTTTCTGTGACAACGACCCCGCATTTCATCTTGGAATTAACCTATCAAATCCAAGATTCACAAGAAATTACATTCACTGTTGGAGATGTGGAAAGAAAGGAAACATCACTCATTTAATCAAAGAAAAGGAGAAGTGCTCTTGGTCAGCTATCAATGCTATACTTGAGAAGTACAAAGATCGAACTCTAATTCACTTGAGGACCGAAGATAAGTTTCAAAGGAAAACAGAGAGCGATCACATTCTGCCTTCTGATGCCCGTAAAGTATTCTTGCCTGTTCACATGAACTATCTTTACAGCAGACGTTATGATCCTGACATTGTTGTTCCTAAGTACGACCTCTATGCTTGTCCCCAATACGGGGATCACAAGTATAGGATTATCGTTCCTGTTTACATGGAACACAAGATCATGACGTATGTAGGGATAGACACAACAAAGAAGTTGAATGAGAGGTATAAAGCAGCCTCACATGAAAAGTCAATCTTATTCAGCAAGGAATGTATTTACGGAATTGATTCTTGCGGAGATGTAGGAATTGTAGTTGAAGGCATTCTCGATCAATGGAGAATAGGAGATGGAGCTATTGCTACATTTGGAGTTGAATACACAAAAGCCCAAATAAGAATTCTTATCTGGAAACTAAAAAGAGCTTTTGTGATGTACGACGCAGGGGCAGAAGAACAAGCTGATAAATTAGCTTGGGATCTAGCAGTCTTTATGCCAAAGAATAAAGTTGAAGTTCTCCAACTAAAACAAGGTGATCCAGATGATCTATCTGATTCTGATGTCAGATGGATTAGAAAAGAAGTATTTGGGAGATAATAAATCTAGTGGAGTAAAGTGATGTCCTATCTATCACCCAGCAGCAAAAGAATAGAAGCACTCAAGGATCCTTTGATAGTAAAATCAAAGGATGAGTTGCCTGAGGGAATATGGCTAACTGTAGTACAAGCAAGCAAAGTAATAAAAATGTCAAGAATGGGCATATATACAATGTTCAGAAATGGTAGAGTTGATGGGGCACGAATAGGGAGCAAAAGTGCCCCTCTACTCATCAACATAAACTCTATAACTACAGGGAAGAACGATGCGAGAAGCATTTTCATCAAACGAAAGCGGATTAAGAGTAGGACAAAGAGTAAGAATTCTCCACAAGATGGACAAGAAAGTAACAGAGGGATTGATTGAGTCTATATCTTCCCCTGAATTGCTGTGGATAAAAGTCAATAAAAGAGATGCATTGACAGGGAAAGAAACTTTTTCAACACAACTCGTAGCAAGAGGGAGCTTGCAGAAGGGGGAATAAATGAACAAAAAAGATTTTATCCTGACGTTTTTGCTGTTAATTATCTGGATAGGATTTACGATTGGATTTATCGAGCCCTTTAATAAACCTACAATGATGAAAGCAGAAATTTACTGAATAGGAGAAACAAGGGATAAGGTCTATCTCATAGAAGGTGTTGACCTAAAAGTATCTGAAACAGATCTGATGTGAAAAAGAAAAGGAGAATAAAAATGGCTATTCATTGTTTTTACCACGGGTGTGACCTCGACGGGCACTGTTCCGGCGCCATCGTCAAGTTCTGCTTTCCGGGTGTTGTAATGCACCCAATTAACTATGGGGATGAGTTTCCTTGGGATGAAATCAAGCATGATGATAAAGTATTTATGACAGATTTCTGCCTCCAACCTTTCAACGAAATGATAAAACTACATCAATTCGTAGGCGGAGATCTAATATGGATAGATCACCATTCAAGTGCTATTAATGAACATAGTGGAGATTTACGACTTACTATTAAATTAACGGGGAACGGATATCTTATCCTAGGGAAACGAGATACTTCCAAAGCTGCCTGTGAACTCACTTGGGAATATCTCTTTCCTGACAGACCCGTTCCTCTCGCTGTCAAACTCCTCTCCCTTTACGATTCCTGGACCTACCAGGGCCACAAGCTTGAGCCGATGGTTCTACCATTCCAGATGCGGATGAGGATGGAGGATATGAATCCATACAATCCTCACAGCGACCACGCTATGGCGAATTGGGAGCAGTGGTTTCTTCACGATCATGGTTGTGTTCTTGTTGGCGGGAATACTCTTTTGGAGCGATTTGTACAAGAAGGCAAACTCCTCCTCCGCTACGATGACGAACAAAAGCGCCGATATGTGCAGATGTATGGGTTTGAAACAAGGATTAATTATCTCACTAATCCCCCCAAAACCCATTTAGAAGCTTGCTATAGACAACAAGCTACATTTCCAGATAATAAGTATGTAACCTACAAAGCCATCGCCCTCAACATTGGCATGTCCAACTCGAAGGTGTTTGATTCGGTGCGGAGGAAGGACTGCGATTACTTACCACATATTGATCTTGATGTAGGAGTTTGTCCTCGATGTAATGGTCTTGGCCACATCGAACCCTACGACCTCATGATCACCTTCTGCCGACGCTCTGACAAAAAGTGGAACGTCTCGCTCTACTCCACCAAAGCCGACATCGACTGCGGCGCTATCGCCAAGTCCTTCGGCGGTGGTGGTCACAAAGGCGCAGCAGGTTTTCAATGTGAAGATCTACCATTTGAATATTAGGAAATAGCACAATGAAAAAACTAATCATAGGTTTTATATTTGGAACAGGGATCGTGGGAGGGGGACTGTATTTCTACCTTAATTATCAACCTGTAGAAAGTCCTTCAGCTAAATTGGCTCGATTTGAAAAGGATATGTATGACTGTGAAAAAGAAGCTGTGACGAAAGGCCCTTACACAAGCAACCTTAGAGCAACTTATGAAATCACAAGATGTATGGAAAAGAAACATGGGTGGAAATTAGGCGAGAAGTAGGACGAATCAAGCAAAAATATGTTAGAGGATGTGCTATCTTTTTCTCTAACATATTTTTGCTTGACAGTTCGTATCATCTTATGTTCATTATAGTTTCACATTTGTACAAACAAACAAATAATAAGGAGCGAATAGTGAAATTTGTCGTACACAAATTTGAACAACCTTCTGATGAGTTCTTGTTTGACAAGCAACTGAGCTTAAAAGCTAAAGGTCTGCTATCTTTTTTCATGAAAACAGGAACTCAAGATCGAGACAAGCTAGTATTCCTAACAAAAGAAAGCGACGATGGGGAATCGAGTGTAAGATCTGGCTGGTCTGAACTTTTAATGAAAAACTACGTTCATCTATTCCGCTTCAGAGCTAAGAAAGGCTTCGCAGGTTCTGTTTACCTTGTCTTTAATTCAAAGGTAGAAAGAGAACAAGCCGAATCAATATTCTTCAGTGAATACGAAGAAGCAAAACCCTCAAAAGCAATGTAATAAGAAAGTCTGCCAAAATGAAAGAATCAACCCTCGATAGGGATGCTGTTTCTTATTTTATGCAATTTATAACAGATCCTGTAATACCTAGAGGGTCATACTTATCATTTGAGGACGTTCAGTTTTTATCCCAATTCAAAAGCAAAGAAAAACTCCTATTTGAAAAAACAACCAAACAAACTAGAGGAGATATTCATTCCACTATAGAGTTTTTCTGTGCTGATTGTAACCTATTATATCCCAAAGATGCAACCAAAACAGAAATACTTAATTACATTTCCTCTATAAATAAAAGTATCTGGTTGTGTAAAGAATGCGAAGAGGATAGAAAAGAAAACAGACGCAAAAAGCAAGAAAAAAGAGAAGAAGACGAACGCAGGGATAAAGAGGAAACTCTTACCACTATCTTAGATCCCTTAAGTTATTGGCGAGATCATGTCAAAAAAAGAGAAAGATTTCAATTGGTAAGAAATCTCCTACTTTATAACAAAGATTTTTCCTATCGCGCACTAAAGACAATAAAATCAATGGGGTATCAAGATTTTTTACAAACCCCATATTGGAAAGCAATTTCCTATGAAGTAAAAAGAAGGTCCAACTTCAGATGTTCACTCTGCGGTGAAAACACAAATCTGAATACACACCACACAACCTACAAAATACTAGGAAAAGAACTAGAGCATATGGACGATCTGGTTTGTGTTTGTTTTACATGCCACAGTAAGATTCACGCAGAGGAGAGTAAGAATGACAAGTCTTCCGTTTCCTGATCTAATAAACTGCTCCCCCAAAGAAAACTACACCCAAATACCCAATGATCTGTTAAGAGACAAAAATCTTTCCTACAGAGCTAGAGGAGTCTTATGTAGGCTATTAAGCAACAAAAATGAGATCTGGCACACATACATAACAAAACTGAAAGAAGAGAGTCCTGAAGGAACAACAGCGATTCAATCTGCAATAGAAGAACTCATGGCACACGGTTACTTTATCCCTTTAGTGATACGAGACAAAGAAAAAAACAAAGTCAGACAGGGTTTCATGGCCTACTCTGCCTCTCCTTTTAATTTCGATTTTATGACAGGGCAGATACAAGAACTAGACAAACAGGGGTATATTGTTGATCTTCCCCCTAGGCTAAAAGCTTTAGCTTCTAAAGAGGAACTTGAACAAGAGCTAAAGAACGAGGGACTACTTTTAGAAAAGCTAAACACAGGGGAGCTAAAATCAGCTCCCATGACACTAAGAATACTAATTAAAATAATATCAAGAAAGAAAACTTCTTTTTCTAAAGAAAAAGAAGAAACTTTTTCTCGCTCCGCTGAAGCTACGCAAGAAAAAGAAAAAAGCTTTTCAAATTCATCCCCTGTCGGCGCGTCGTCCCCCGATGACTTTTCTGAAATAAAGATAGTAAAAAGAAAGAGGAACTCTGCTAGTGCTGTTTCTCAGCAATCAGCAGAAAAAGATAAGAAAAAAGACACTCCTGTAATACCTGAAAGAATACGACCTCTGTTTGATTATTGGAAATCATTAGGACTACATGTTCCTAGAGAAAACACAAAATCTTACGCTGAATGTATAGCGAGTTTGAGGAAGTTTGAATTAGGCAAGATATTCAAAGGTTTATATGATAATGGTCATGTTAGATGTTATACTTTTAATGAATGGAAAACAGCAGTCGATAACTTCCACTCTGCTTTGACTGATACCGATGTTTATCCTGTAGATAAAACAAAGATATCATCAATGACAATCAATAAATTCCTGTATGATCCATTCAGTCAAGCTCGACATGGAAAATCGAACTTTCTGCATTACCTTCATAATGAACCTGAGTATATCCGAAAACCTAGATTAGATCTTCACCCTTCTGTAACAAACATAATACAAGATGGATTCAAGAAGCATGTGTTAGGCAATGGTGTGAACGTCAAACTCCCAGTCGATAGCATCAACGCTTTCATTTCCACCTCTGATAAAATCCATAAGTTTTACGAAGATAACAAAACTCTGTTAATAGGTGATGTGGGCTTAAAGTGGACTCCTACAACCCTAGCTTCTCGTTTTTGGGATATGGTACTACAGAACACCAAAGATATATCTCAAATGAAAGCGTACTATTTATCCTCTGATAAGATGATCCTTGAGCTTGCTCGGTATCTTAAACAGAATGGCTATTTGAAAGAAAAAATAAGTTACAAATTATAGGAGGATGTGTGGAACTTACCAGATACACAATAGATTCCTCTGTAGAAAAGCAAATTCTAACGGGGATGATCGTATCCTCAGACTTTCTTAAAAACATCATACCTTCCTACGATTCTGATTATTTCAGAAGTTCCTTCGTCAAACGAGTGTCACAGTGGATACTTGAATATTACAACATTTACAATCAAGCTCCGCTAAAGAACATTGAATCCATCTACGAAGCAGAAAGAGAACGTCTTGATCCTAATGAAGCTACTCTAATCGCTTCATTTCTCTCCACTCTGTCAAGAGAATTTGAAGCACTAGAGAGCTTCAATACAGATTACCACGTACAGCAGACGCTAAGATACTACAAAAAACGAGAGATTGAGATCCGAGCAAGAAATGCTCTTGCTCTTGTAGAGAAAGATAAAACCGAAGATGCTGAAGCGGAGATGCTAGGGTTAAAGAAAATAAGCAAAGCCACTTCAAACTGCTATAATCCTTTTGAACAACGATTTATTGCAGAATCCTTCGCTGCCAAAGAATCGGACTTCTTTAGATTTCCTGGAGCATTTGGTGATTTTGTCGGTCCTCTCAGACAAGGTTGGACTGTGCTGATTGCGGGAAAATACAAAGGCTATAAAAGCTCCTACTGTTTGGAGACTGCATTTTTAACATCTTCTAGCAAAATACCAACTGTTTATGTAAGTCTCGAAATGTTACGTCCTGACATAAACGAAAGGATTTATAAAAGGATAACAGCATACGGAGAGGAAGCATCAAATATTTACATCTACCCTCGTTTCGATTGTGAAATGAATCAAACAGGTGAATGCAATAGGAACGAGAGAGAGAACAGGGTTCAACTCAAGACTGAAGAAAACCCCAATCCTGAATTTACTCAAGACAGCCCTTATCGAGTTTGTTCTTGGTGCAGAAATAACGATCCTGAATTGTATCAGCAAGCAATCTGGTTTGAAGCAGTTGAGAGACCTAAGTACACCTATGATAATGTCTATCAAAAAATTGATGATTATTCCAAATACTATGGCAATGACTATCTCAGAGTCCTGTGTTACCCTAGATTCGGAGCCTCAGTCAACGATGTATTCAGAGATCTTGATATGTTGGAGCATATACACGGCTTTGTTCCTAAAGCTGTCATATGGGATCAACCTGAAATCACTAGATCTGATGATAGGTTCAAATCTGATTGGGAAAGCATCAACAACATTTGGATGAGAATTGTAGGTAGAGCTTCAGAGAAAGGATATCTATTGTTTGCACCCTCTCAAGTTACAACTGAAGCACTTGGGGCAGCACAAATCAAGTCAAGTAACATAGGCAGAGCTAGGCAAATATTAGGTCATGTTGATGTTGCAATGGCGATCAATACAACAACCCAAGCAAACAGGATGAATGTAACGAAGATCGGATTACTTGAGCATCGACATAAGAAGATGTTCGAGGATGATGAGTTACTGATTCTTAGGAATTTAGATGTTGGGCAAGCATATTTGGATTCAATCATAAAGAGAGGATCTTCAAGATGAAAAAGATTCTGTTCTAATCTAGTCTCTCAGTTGATTCTAACATAGTCAAGGAAACGATTTCCTTGTATTTTCCTTCAATCTTCTTACTCAAAACGACTACAACTACGATCTGAAACTAAAATCGAAGGAGAGCACTCTCAGACGCGAAGGGGGCGATGATGCATTTTAACAACAAAATCAAGAAAGTAGAAAAGCTGTGGGGACGTGAAGAAATCATAGTGAATAATGAAATGTATTGTGGTAAGTTACTTCATATCAAACCGGGGTTTCAATGCAGTCTTCATTATCACCCCGTCAAACATGAAACTTTCTACATTTTGAAAGGAATTGTTAGGATTGAGATTGAAAGTACACGAACACTGATGAAAGAGGGCCAATCTGTTATTGTTCCTCCTCATACAAAGCATCGTTTCAGTTCTATGGTGAGTTCTATCTTGCTTGAAGTTTCCACTCATCATGATGATGAAGATGCAGTCAAGGTAGAAGAAGGCAGACAAATTGATGATTTTTACGCTTATAGGAGATCTTACTTATGAAAACCGTTACGAAATTGTTTGAAATTTCTTATGCTCATCATCTTCCTAAGTACGAAGGTGATTGCAAAAATCCTCATGGACATAACGCTATTATAGAAATAACTGTATCAAATAGATACGGAGTAGATCCTGAAACAGGTTTCATCTGCGATTTCAAAAAGCTGAAGGATATGGTTGATGTTGATATCGTAAAGCATTTGGATCATAAAGACCTCAATACGCTTTTTGATAACCCCACTTCAGAGAACGTGGTTACATGGATAGCAGATAAACTCAATACTACATTGGAAAATTCTGAAATAGTTCTTGAGAGAATCAGGTTCTGGGAAACTTCAACCTCATATACAGAATGGACAAAAGAAAGGTAGAAAAGTGTATGATAAAGAAGCTAATAAGGATCTATTCAGAGAGATGATTTTGTCTGCAATAACAGATTTGGATAAAGTATCTACTACAGCAAAAAAACAAGAGATTGAAACAGATAGACAGTCAGCTTTCAAATGGTTTGAATCGAATAGTAATAGACCTGGTTCTTTTGTTTGGTGTTGTCAGATACTAAGTGCTGATGAAGAGGCTTTAAGGAAAGTTATTTTTAACGAAGAGATGAGGAAGAAATTGAAGTTCAAACTAGAAACAGCGAACAGAGAGAGAACAAAAAGAGGGGATGATGAAAACTCTGAAAGTGAAAGAGATTTTTAGAAGTATAGAAGGTGAAGTGTGCAATACAGGACAAGGAAGAATCACAACATTTATTCGTTTGGCAGGGTGCAATTTGCGTTGTAGAGCTTGTGACACACCTGAAGCTCAGAGTTTTGCTTCAGGAACTGAAATGAATATTATTGATATTGTAAAGGAGTGCAAGACAAAGAAAGTCACAATAACAGGTGGTGAGCCTCTTCTACAAGAAAACGTATTTGATCTGACCAGGGAACTGAATGTGGAGAAAAAGATTGTTTCGATTGAGACTAACGGAACAATTGCTGCTTTCGGTTACGGAGTAAATAGTTTTGTTGTGGATTATAAGCTACCTAGTTCAGGTATGGAAGACAGAATGAATATGTTCAACTTCAATGGATTGCGACCGAGAGATTTTGTAAAGTTCGTTATAGGAACTGAGCTTGACTTGAAAAGAGCTATCGAAGTATACAGACAGTTGAAAGATGGTCGTTTATGTCATGCTCAATTTGCTTTCTCCCCTCTCAACAAAATAAACCCTGATGATACTATAATAGGACATCACTACATACTCCGAGAGCTAGAAGCGCAAGGCATAAACGATTTTTATCTGAATATTCAAGTACATAAGCTCCTTGGTCTGAAATAGAGGTTTTTTTCTCAACCCTTTAACTTTTTCGCTTCACTTTTTAAAAAGTGTGCTAGTATAATAATAACAATCGAAATCAAGCAAGGTGCTTGAAGGGAGTAAAAAATCAAAACAATCAAGGAGAAACAAGAATGACAAAGGCAGATCTGATTGATGGTATCAGGAAGAACATTGAAGGGGTGAACAAGGACAAAGCAAAGGGGATCGTTGATTATATCTTCACTGAGATAAAGGTAAAGTTGATGCAAGGGGAAGAGGTTGCAATTCATGGGTTTGGGAAGTTCAAGATAGCTATTCGCCCTGTACGAACAGGACATAATCCCAGGACAGGGGAAGCACTTGAGATCCCTGAGTCAAAATTGATCAAGTTTAAAGCTGCCAGAGAAACCAAGAACGAACTGAACGACAAATAGGAGATACAATGAAAAAGTTGGAAGATATCAAGTCGAAGGAGCTGCAAACGGCAGCTAAAGCGATCAATGAAAGTGGGCTTCTCGGAGATGTGAAGATTCGCATAGTAGGAACAGGCAAAGAAGCTTTGCTCAAGGTTTTCACTGAGAAGTTCGATAGTATTCTTTACAAAGAAGGATCTGATGATCCTGATCCCGTAGCAACAAAAGAACTTGCGGAGAAAGCAAAAGTCGCAGTAGATTTTTACAATGCTGTTTACTCAGATGAGGGCAACGAACCTGCTCCTGAACCAGAACCTGAAAAGAAAGAAGAGGCAAAGACCGAGGAGCCTAAGAAGAGAGGTCGTCCTAAGAAAGAGAAAGCGGAAGGAGACAAGCCTGCTGAACCGAAAGAGAAGAAACCTCGTGAGCGTATGCCTATTCAGGACCTCCCTCGATCTCGATATGGCCATTTGATAGGAACTCAAGCAGCAGCGATTGACGATGCTCTTTGGGAAGGTGGAACTTTGGACGAAATAGCAGAGAAATGTACCTGTAAGAAGTTTCGTATCCAGTCCCATCTCAAGCATATCAAAGATAAAAGACCTACTCTTACTCTCACAGAAACGAAAAAGAAAGTAGGAGAAGCCGAAGTATCTTTTTTTAAGATCGAACAAGAAAAAATGTAGTTTCAATTTAAGATAGAGGCTTTCTTAGTATAGGTAAGCCTCTATCTTCCTTTGCTTTCCGTTTCACTATTCTGTTGGAGAATAAATGGATCAGAAACATGTCGAACATTGTATTCGATCTATGTTAGAAACAGGTTTGGATCTCAATATTCACAATCCCAATTATAAAGATACTCCTAAGAGAATAGCTAAAATGTATTGCAAGGAGTTTCTTTGTAATTGTGATACAGAATTTGATGATTACGCCTGTTTTCCTAATGAGTATAACTATGATCAGATCATTTCATTTCCTAAGATAAGTTTCATTTCTATCTGCCCTCATCATTTTCTTCCTGTATCAGGATATGCTTGGTTCTTCTACATTCCGGATAGAGTGCTAATAGGAGCAAGCAAACCTGCTCGTTTGATTAAACATTATTCAAAACAACCTATTCTTCAAGAGTCGCTAGGAGAACTCATTCTTGACAGATTTGAAACTAATATACAGCCGCAAGGTTGTATGATCTACATAGATGCTGTCCACGGATGCATGGCACACAGAGGCATAGAAGAACCTGATTCGGGAATGATAACATCTGTGGTTAGAGGTTCTTTCAAAGAAATATCAGTCTTGGAAGAAAAGGCTATAAAAATGATTGAATTATCATTAATGATGAGGAGATAAGAAGATGCAACTATTCATAGGAAATGAAGCAGAGGGTCCTGATAAAGGAGCTCTTACTTTATTCATCGGGTCTAAAGATGTAGGCAACAATGAGATCTTGAAAATCCTGAGTGAAAACCCTGAGATAAAACGAGTCTATTTCGGAGCAAACAATAACCAAGGCATTTCTGATATTAATGTTGAATTGCTTGAGCATCTAACAAAAGAATCAGAGGTTGTTATAGAAATAAACAATCCTGAGCAATATGCAAAGATATGGGATAATCTTGCATATATGCAACCTGATAATATAAAAGTAGTTCTTACTTTGCCGGTTGCTTTTGATTTTGATTTTATGGGATGTTTTGATATCAAATTGGTAAATGAAAAGAAAGAGGTAGTCTGGTTTGAGATGAAAAGCAAATATTTTACAGAACCTGACGATATTTTATACAAAACAGATAAGGAGGTTGTATGAGAAAGTTATGGTATTTTCCTTTAGAACCTTATCGTTCTCGATATACTTGTCAGTTGTCGAAGGAAAAAGAGGGATGGTTAGAGTCAAGATGGAATCAAATAGGTTTAAATTATGAAAGAATAGAAGGAGCAAGCCTAAATGATGATATAAGATCAGGTAGCGTTTTAGATGCTTGCGGTCGAGGTTATTGGTCATGTAGTCAAATTCAGAATTTTCTAAGGAAATTAAATGAGGGAGAAATAAGCTCAGATGATTGTATTTATCTTGATGATTTTTGGACGCCGGGTATAGAAGCTCTTCCCTACGCTTTTCATCTAACAGGTATTAAACCTAAAATATTTGCCATGCTCCATGCCCAAACTGTTGACATTTATGATTTTACATACCCTATGAGAAAATGGATGCGACACTTTGAAGTAGGGCAAGGCAATTTCTTTGATGGCATATTTGTAACCAGCACCTGTCTGAGAGATCTATGCTTGTATGCAGGCGTAGGGAGTGAAGAAACAGTACATATCACGGGTTTGCCTTACAATAGTGATGAAGTTAGAACTCACTTTCCTGGCACACTTCCGAAAAAGAAGAATCAAATAATTTTCACTTCGAGGTGGGATGAAGAAAAAGATCCTTTGTTCTTTCTTTCCGTTGTTGATGAAATACTCGAATCAGGAAATGACTACATCAATTTCTTAGTGACCACATCCTCCCCTGAACTACGATCTAACAACCCTGAGCTTATTGACAAGGTGTATCGCTACAAAGATAAGTATCCTGATAACTTTGATATCAAAATCAATCTCACAAAAGAGGAATATTACCACAATCTGTTGGAATCAAAAATTCAATTCAATTGCGCCCATCAGGACTTTGTAAGCTGGACTTTACTAGAAGCAACAACTTGTGGTTGCATTCCTGTGTATCCTAACTACCTTAGTTTCCCTGAAGCTTTGCAATATGCCTACGATATGATGTATGTAAAAAACGATGTTCAATCCGCTGCGAATAAGATACTTCAGGAGATCAATTTCGGAGGAATCAAGTATGTTGATTGGATTTACCTTCCCTATGATTACAGTTGGTTGAGAATGTTGAATGTTATGCAAGGAACACAACAGTACCCCAAAAAGGATTGGTAGAATGAAAATTTATGTGTGGTTAACAACTCAGTTTGAAGGGTACCATAATTGGCCTGATGCTCCTGTTCATTTGTCTTTTTTACGTTCTACCCATAGGCATATCTTTCATGTGAAGATGTTGTTTGAGGTATCGCATAGCGATAGGGATATTGAGTTTATCGAAACTAAATGGAAGGTAGAAGATTACATAAAAAACAGATGGGATTCATCTCAAGCTCGTCCTCGCACAGGAGTTTCGTGTGAGATGATAGCTGAAGATTTGCTTGAGCATTTTGATGCTTTCAGGGTTGAGATATCTGAAGATGGTGAAAACGGTGCGATAGTAGAAAGAGGATGATATGAAATGTTTTCTTGATTCAGGCGCTCACTCTTTGTATGAGCGTGTAATGAAAAGTCTGCATAAAGGATCAAAAAGAAAAGGAGATATTGATTATTCTTATGTAGAAACAAAAGAGTTTTGGAAATATGTTGATGACTATGCCGAATTCATAAAACAAAATTTTGATCATATTGATATCTATGTCAATGTGGACGTTATTTTCAATGGGGAAGCTTCTTGGCGAGTTCAAGAATATCTTGAGAAAGAACACGGATTGTCACCTCTGCCTGTATTTCATCCAAAAGAAGATTTCAAATGGTTAAGAAAGTATATGGATAAGTATGAGTACATAGGAATAGGCGGGTTAGGTCAGGACATGACAAAATCGGATTACTATGATTTTGCAGATAAAGTATTCGGAATGCTTTGTGATTATCCTGATTGTTTGCCTAGATGGAAGACTCACGGATTTGCTATGACCTCTCCCGATCTGTTATATAAATATCCCTTCTTCTCTGTCGATAGCACAAGTTGGGTTCAATTTGGTAGATATGGGATTATCTTATTTCCTAAACAAGGCAGATATGATAGATCCCCTTACACAATCAAAGTATCCACTAAATCCCCATCTCTTGAAAAAGCAGATAAACACCTACAAACTATGTCTGTAACAGAACGTGAGTATTTGGAAGAAGTTATCAGTGGAGAAGGTTTTACACTAGGCAAGAGTCATTTTGAAAATGGAAAGGAGGTTGTAGAAGAACCGGGTTTGAGCAATGATTGTTCTGTAAGAGATAAGTGGAATATGCTTTTCTTTCTCAGAATGGAACAAGCTTTACCTAAATGGCCTTGGGCTTTCAAACACAAAAAAGGAATATTTACAGGCGCTTTTGACTTATGAGAGGAGATATTATGAAAGTTGTAATTGCAGGAAGCAGAACAGCCAGGTACGCCGATGTAATTGAAGCTGTCGATTGGTCAGGTACAGGTCGAAATATCACAGAAGTTGTATGTGGTATGGCAAGGGGTGCAGACTCTCATGGGAAGGAATGGGCGCAACGCAACAATATCTCTGTAAAAGAGTTTCCTGCTGATTGGGATAAATATGGTAAATCAGCAGGCTTTATACGAAATAAAGAAATGGCAGAGTACGCAGACGCAGCTATAGTTTGTTGGGATGGCAAATCTCGAGGCTCTGTCAATATGATTGAGGAGATGAAAAGGTTAGGTAAGCCTGTTTTTGTCTGGCAATTTAAACCTCACTAAACACAATTAACTATAGGAGCAATACAATGAGCAGCAGTTTGACACAAGAAGAAATAATGCAAAGGTTTGATGCTCTGGTAAAGAAAGCAGAACTAGCAGAACCTCAGTTTGTGATTAACCCTGATCAACCTCTTCATCTTCAACTTCTGAATGTAATTGATGAAAAGTATGAGTGGGCAGCGAAACAAAGACTGGGAAGATTGAGCGATGAATGGGGAATCTGGTCTAGGCAAATGAATCTGATCGTGAGAGAAAAGCAATCGTTGGCAGAAACTTCGGAAGAGAAAGCTGTATTTGGTTTGTTGTTCTCTTACTGGATAACTGTTTCCTCTTTACTTGAGCTTCGTCACAAACACAGATTTCCTGCCGAAGATGTGTTGACGAAAACAATAAGAACAAGGTTTAGATTGAGAAAAGAAATAGAGGAGTATGATATATAATGAAACTCTACTTAGCCGGGAACTTCCCTGCACTAAACACCCCTACTATCGAAAGAGCAAACAAGGAATTTGTTGAGTCCAAAGGACTTGAATACAAAAGACTTGTCTCTTTCTTTTACCCTAAACATGTGCAAAATATTTTAGATTTGAAAGAGGAGAAATGTTTAAACTGCAAGCATTCAAATGGTGAGCCTTTTTGTAACATAGTTCAATCTCCGCACACTACAGAAATTAGTGAAAACTTTTGGTGTCCTAAATGGGAGAAAGAGTAATGTCAGATAAAGGATTAGTTAAAGAATTAGGGCATATTATAGGCTTTGGGAACATGATGCACTTGGCACAAGAATGTTGGAAGGAGTTAGATATTCCGGAAAGTGGTGTGTTTGCAGTAGGTCCTTGCTTGGGGTTTACTGTTCCTTGTTGGTGTAATGAACCACAAGATTGTGATTTTTGTGCTGGGTCAGGGTGGGTGACTAAAGGCGTGTTTCGTGCTCTTGCCCCATCTAATCATCAAGATGCAACAGACTTACCTTTCAATAGTAGTATTAATACAGAAAAAGGGACAGAAGCTTGTTTTCAAAATGGGAGAAACAAGATGCATTTACACTCGGATAATGATAAATGGGTTGAATGTTCTGTGTGTAGTAATTGGTTATGGGATTGCTATACAGAATATGACAAGGAATCAAATACTTACACTTGTCTTTCTTGTAAAGGAAAAACGAAAGAGGAGCTAAACGCATGAAATTCAATAGGAAGCAATTGCTGGAAGTAATTGACATAGTAAAACCTGCTGTAGCAAAAAGAGAAATAGTTCAACAACAAACCCATTTAATATTCACAGGGACAAATCTTTGTGCAACAAATGGGAGCATAATGATCTCTCACCCCTTACCTTCTGAATTTGTATCTTCTATCAAATCAGACGACCTTATCAAGATCCTTCAATCTTCGTCTTCAGATGAAGTCGAGATCAATCTTGATAAGGATAAAGTAAGGATCGTCACGCCAGACACTAAGGCAAAGCTGTCTGTGATGCTTGACGAACGAGATAAAGTCGAAGAGTTGATAAAGTCACTCAGCGACGAAATGAGTGATTGGAAGTTCTTACCTGAAGATTTCTCAGACGCTTTGTGGTTGTGTGCCTTTTCTGCAAGCAAGAATCAGACTGACTTGGTTCTCACTTCTGTATTTGTTAATGGAGAAGATGTTTCGACTACAGATAAAGTGAGAACATCCTGGTACAAAATGAAAGAGGGTGTTGACAAGATGTTGATTTCCGCTGTTGATGCTCTTGAACTTTCCAATCTCACTGTTTCTGAATACTGTGAATCAGATAACTGGTTGCATTTTAAGACTGAAAATGAAGCAACTTTCTCTTGCAGAAAAGTGATGGGTGATCATCTGCCTCTTGTTTCTTTGTTCTCTTTGATTGATTCAGGATCGACAATCTTTACTCTTCCTTCCGAATTTAAGACTGCAATTGAATCTACCTATGTAATGCTTGACAATGTGAAAACAGACCCAACAAAGACCGTCTCTGTTTTGTTCAAAAAGGGGGAGATCATTTGTAAAGCAGAGCAGGAGAGAGGTTCATTGGAGAAGATCATCAAGACTGAGTATGAAGGGGAAGAGAAAGAGTTTCACGTCAATCCTTACTTCCTCAGTCAAGTTCTTGAAAAGAGTACCGATGTTTCTTTCCATTCAATGAAGCGCCAAGATCGAGAGTTCTCAGTAGCTCTGTTTACTTCAGGGAATTTCAAGCATATGGTTCAACTTCCTTTGTTGAAGGGGAAATAATGCTGGGCTTCTTTACTACGAAAGAGATTCAGGAAGCAAGTGAAGGCATGATAAATAAAGCTCCTGAAGGGGATCTATGTAATGAATGTGGTCTATTTCGTAAATGTAGATCCCCTAAAATGCCTTACACAGGAAAAGGAAAGAGGAAGATTCTTATAATTGCGGAGGCTCCGGGAGAGCAAGAGGACAAGCTAAACATTCAATTAGTAGGTGAAGTAGGGCAGTTCTTCCGACAAAAACTGAAAGAATGTTATATTGATCTGGAGGAAGATTGTTGGAAGATCAATTCAGCGAATTGTAGACCTTCAGACGAAAAAGGAGCAAACAGAGAACCGACAAACCAAGAGATAGATTGCTGTCGTCCTTACGTCTACTCTGTAATTGACGAACTTCAACCTACAGATATCCTTGTAATGGGCGAGTCAGCTTGTAGGTGTATGTTCGGACAAATCTTCAAAGATACTTCGATAGGAAGATGGAGAGGGTTAAAGATTCCAAGTAGGAGATTCAACGCTTTTCTTTACCCTCTTTATCATCCTTCTTTTCCTATGCGAAATGTGAAGGATGATCTTCTCCAAAGCTTCTACATGCTCGATCTGAAAAGAGCTATAGAAAGTTGTCATGAGACTAGACCTGAGTTCTATGACTACAAATCTCACGTTGAGAACATCTTTTCTTTCGAGTCTGTTATGTCACTTCTCAATAGAATAGAAACATATGGTGTAGACAACTTGTTTCACGACTATGAGACCTCAGGACTGAAACCTTATCAAGAAGGTCATAAAATAGTTTCTGTGTCTTGTGCTTTCGAGGAAGATGATAAGATCAAAGCTTACGCTTTTCCTTATGACTATCGCCATCATTTTGATAAAATACAAAAGATGGCAATAAAGAAAAGATGGCGACAAATCATGCAGTCTGATATTCCCAAGACTTCTCATAACCTTAAGTACGAAAAAGTTTGGACGTATGTGATCTTTGGTGTAGAAACAAACAATGGTCATTGGTGTACTATGGACACCGCGCATGTGATTGATGATCGAAAGAAGTTCACATCACTGAATTTCCAAAGTTACATCAATTTCGGAATCGAACCTTATGATTCTTACATTGATCCTTATAAGAAAGCTCTTAAAGGAGAAAAGTTCAATAGAATGGAAGAGGCTGATTTGGATCTCTTGCTTGACTATGGAGGTCTTGACTCAAAAATAGGCTATATGCTATGGGATCTACAAAAGAGGATAACTCAATCACCAGGATTAGAAAGAGCAAGAGAGTTCTTCAATCGAGCTTCCTCTTCTTTAACAAAAATGACTCTACATGGTGTCAGATCTGATTTGAACTACTACGAAACGACAGGGAAGGAAATAGACAAAGAGATAGCGGATTTGAAGAATAGAATAATAACAAGCAAGGAAGCTGAGTTTTTCAAAAGAAGATCAGGGAAAGAATTGAAGATAGGAAAGAATGTGAGTGACAAAGATCTAAGAACACTCCTATATGACTATCTTCAATTTGAACCTATCAAAACTACAGAATCAGAACAAACCTCTGTTGACAAAGAAGCTATAATAGGAATTGATCTTCCTTTTGTGAAAGATAACATCAAACTAAGGGAGTTGAATAAAACAAAAGGAACGTATTTTGATCAGTTTATTAGGGAGACTTGTTCTGATAAAATTCATACTTGGTTCAATCTTCATATTCCCAGGAGTTTCAGGTCTTCGTCGGACAGTCCCAATCTTCACAACATTCCAGTGAGAGATGAACTTGCTAAGAAACTTTGTAGATCGGGCATTTATCCCTCTCCTGGAAGATTCTTTCTATTCGGAGATGTGAAAGCAGGTGAAGTTTGTGTTGCTGCAATGTACTCTAAAGATCCTAATCTTGTTTACTACATTAAAACACCGGGAACAGATATGCACAGGGATCAATCTGAAGTTATCTGGGACATATCAGAGAGCGAAGTAGCGAAAGAGATCAGGTTCTATACAAAGAACTGCTTTGTATTCCCTGAGTTTTACGGTGATTATTATGGGAACTGTGCTAAAGCTTTGTGGAAGAACTGCATAGCTTTGAAAACAAGCAGTGGTGTAGTTCTAAAAGATCATCTGATTAAAATAGGAATTATTCCTAAAGACAATCAGATCCAGCAATTCCGATCTTTTGAAAACCACATGAAGCAAGTAGAAGAAAAGTTCTGGCACAAATTTGGCAACTTGAGAGAATGGCAAAAAGAGATCATAGCAGAGTATAAAAAGACAGGTTTTGTTCGACTGAAACATGGATTCAGGAGAGGGGGGTATTTAAAGAAAAATGAGATAGGCAACACTCCCATTCAGGGTACTTTGTTCCATCTCGTTCTTGAGCTTCTTATCTATGTGGATGAAATGTGTGCAAAGAATAAATGGGAATCAAATCTAGCTCTGCAAATTCACGATGAAATCATTCCTGATTGTGTTCCTTCTGAGTACAAACAGATACGACAAACAATGGAAAACTGTGTTTCTAAGATTCTACCTGAAAGATTTGATTGGATTAACGTCCCTCTGACACTTGAGTTTGAAGCATCCCCTGTTAATCATTCTTGGTATCACAAAACAGAGATAGATTCTGAGGGATACTTTACTAAAAAAGGAACACCTTTCTTTGGTCAAAGATTAGAAGGAGTAATCTAATGGGAAGAAATGAAACAACAGAAGTTGAGATCATTTTTATAACGCATACAGATAAAGCTATATCAATTCGACAAGAAGAAGGTGAGTCAATTTGGATTCCAAAAAGCCTTGTAAAGAATCTTGAAGACTCTGATTACAAAACTTTTTTTAACGGAGATGAAATTACAATAGAAATTCCTGAATGGTTAGCTGAAGAGAAGGATCTAATCTAATGGGGATGAGCCAGAAACAGAGATACACTTTGGTTGTTCTTTCTCTACTTCAAGGTCTTATCAATGATATGAAAGTGGAGATAGAAGAAAGGAAAGTAAGTAAACAAAGGGATAAAAATAGGAAAGAAGAATTGCTCATGGGAGTGAACTCTCTCGAGGATGAATTGACCAACTTTCAGGAACTCTATAACAAATCAGAGTTGACATCTAAAGAACTAGGTAGAGTAACTCAAGCAATGACTATTATGGAATTGGCTTTGAGTGGTTGCGTTCCTGAGAACAGATTAAGACAAATATTCATTGAAGTTTCCAATTTGATACCTGAAGCAAAGCGACTGATAGAAAGAAATCATATTTGGGAAACATTTAACTGAAAGGAAGCAAATGAGCGGACTTGACACAGCTTACAGACCTGTTGATTTTGATGAAGTGATAGGAAATGAAGATATCAAGAACTCTCTGGCTTCAATCTTCGGAAGAGAGCAAGAGAAAGTACCTCATGCGTTTCTATTTCATGGACCTAAAGGATGCGGAAAGACCTCGATAGGTAGAATAGTAGCATCCAAACTAGGGGCTTACAGTGCAGACAAAGAATATAACCCGGACTTTCGAGAGTTCAATGCTTCTAGTTTTAGGGGTATAGATACAATAAGAGATATTGCTCAGGATTGCATGTACGCACCTGTTCAATCTCCTTGTATTGTGTATCTAATGGATGAGGTTCACATGCTAACCAAAGAGGCCAAAGAGGCCTTTCTAAAACTTTTAGAAGAACCTCCCAGTCATGTATATTTCATACTCTGTACAACTGAACCTCAGAATCTTACAGAAACGATCCGATCAAGATGTGTGAAGTTTGAAGTCAAGGTGTTGCGAAGGGATGATATTTATCAACTTCTCACTGAAGTTGTAGCTTCGGAATTTGAAGATTCCTCAGCTTTTCCTGATTCTGTCATTGTCAAAATAGCTGAGAAATCCGAAGGTGTTCCTCGTGATGCCCTCAATCTACTTGAGACTGTTATTGATGTAGAAGATGAAAAGAAAGCTCTTGAGATACTGGAATCTGCTTTTATCGCTGAAGCTTCGATAAAAGATTTGATTCAGACAATGATTGATGGGACTTTGACAGTGGAAGGTAGATGGAAGAAAATGCAGGGGATTTTGACCGGTTTAAAGGATCAGAGGGGACAGAATGATCCTGAAAAGATGCGTAGGGGGATTCTTGATTATCTCACCAAAGTTCTTCTAACAACAAACGACCACTTGAGGATTGCTAAAATAGCAAACTATTGGACAAACAATTTCTATTCGTCAGGGGAATCTGGTCTTAGACTTGCGGCGTACCTAAGTTGCATGACAAAATAACTGACTGCAAAAAGCGAGATCATGATATGATAAAAAGTAGAAAGTTAATGTGTGATAAAAACAGAAAGGAAAAAGCGAATATTGGATGTTTTCTTCGATGTGGTAAGCCTCTCACCAATAAAGATTCTTTTGTTGTTCATGATACAGTATGGAGTGAATCAGGACTCCCTTCTGAGCTTCCTAATGTATTTGTGAACGTGCATAAAGAGTGTTTTGAAAAGAGAATAGGACGTAAGTTGGTAAGAGAAGATTTCAGACCTTGCGAAATAAACAAAAAGAATGGATGGAGGAAATAAATGTTGTTTTTCATCATTTACTATAAGCCTGCTTATTGGAGATTAAAACCTAAGATTGTTACTGGTTTAGGTGAATTTATTTTTCAATGGTTGTTTTTTGGAATAGAAATTGATACTTGGTAATAAGGAGATCAAAAATGTCTGAGAGTGAAACAAAACTTTCTGATTACAAAAGTGAGTACGAACAGGATCTTGAGGTTGATAAGTTTGATCTTGAAAGAGAGTGGAACAAAAACGGCTCTTTGGCAATGAAATGGGCTGAAAAAGCTGCAATTGCTGAGTATGAATTGAAAATGGCAGAGCAGAATTACAAAATTGTAAAGGCTAAGATTGACCTTGATGTTCGATCTTCGCCTAGTGATTTTGGTTGGGCAGAAAGTAAATCTCCTACGGAGAGTTTTATTCAATCTTGTGTTAGGAATGATCCTCGTTACATAGAAGCTTCGGACAATTGGGCGCAAGCCATAAAAGATGCCCACATTCTGAAGATGGCAGAAAATGTGATGAATTTTCAAAGGAGGGCAACGTGTGAGGGACTAACAAAACTATGGATCTTTCTTTATAAGAGTGAAGAAAGAATTCCTAGGTACATGAAAGATGCAATGGATCAACAAGACTTGGATAAAGAAATGGAAGGATATGCTAAAGGTAATTAAGAATTTAGCATTGAGTGTCGTTGTTTGTGTCGGGGCAGCTATAGCTCTTGTTATTGAATTAGCATTGGCTATATTGCTATTCTGTATTGTTATTCCTTTAAAAGTGTTTTCCTCTGTCGTATTCAAAGCTTACTTTGAGCAGAAGAAGGCGAGTGAGAAACAAAAACCCAAAAACAAATTACATTAAGGAGCACAAATGTTTGATTTATCCGAACTCGAAAAAGATCTTGAGAAATCTCAACAGGAAAGTATAGAAAGAGCAGAAGAAGGGGGAGGGAATCAAAAATGGCAAGGGGGATTGATTTTCCCTCTCCCTGAAAATTGCAGACCTCAATGGAAATGCACTGAAGGGGAACATGCTATAGATATCGTTCCTTGGAAAGTGCAGACTGATTTACACCCTAACAATAAGAAAGGAACATGGGCGTATACGGTTGATTATTTCAGGCATGAGAAAGTAGGACCTCTTGAACATTTCGTAACTTGTCCTTTGAGAACATGGGGAAAGCGTTGTCCGATCTGTGAGTTTCGTGATGCTGAAATGCTGAAGCCCTCTTTCAACAAAGAGTATCTTGATAGAATCCGAGCGAAGCATCGAAGTATGTATTACATCTGGGTGCGAAATGCCCCTGCTGAAGAACAAAAAGGAGTTCAGTTCTGGATGCCTAGTTGGCATATTTTTGAGCAAGACATTCAAGGTGCTGCAAAGATCCCTTTCGGTGGGGGAACAATTCTTTTCATGCACCCTTCAAAAGAGAAAGGCAAAACTTGTTATTTCAAAAGAACAGGCAAAGGTCCTACAAGTACCAAATACACCGAGCACAAGTTTCTTGATCGTAGGATGGATATTCCTCAAGAGATACTAGAACAAGCAAGTGCTCTTTCTCTTGAGACTCTTCTTCCTCAACCTTCAGCGGAGGAAATCTATGAGATCTTGAATCAGGCTCCTGAAACGCTAGAATCATCAGGCAAGACTTACTCAACTGCTTCCCAAACTACGGAGGAGAAAACAACTGTAACAGATCAAGCATTTACGCAAGAGACGAAGACAAAGCTTGAGTGTCCCCATGGAGGTTCATTCGGAAAAGATTGCGAAGAACTTCCTGCTAATCTTTGTTCTAAGTGTAAAATTTGGGATGCTTGTGCTGAAAAATCAAAGGAGTTTAAGGGAACAAAAGAAGAGACAAAAACAGAACCTGTGAAAGAAGAGACAAAGAGAGAAGAACCCACAAAGACAACAGAAGCTCCAGTTGTTGCTCGCAGACGAAGGAGATAGAAAATGAGAACAGTAGAATTTAAGTTTGACCTTAAGGTTAAAGTAAAGACTGATTTAGGGCAAGACGGTATAGTCGAAAGTTTGTGTCTTAATAGAGGAGGAGAAAAGATCTATCTAGTTCGTACAACTACATCTAATGAATGGTACTCTGAAAAAGATCTGACCTTGACGGATTAACAAAAATGCTGAGGTGGCCGAAGAACACAGAGGTCCTTATTGAATCCGGATCTAGTATAGATAAGGGAATGCAGTGGGTGGGGACGATTTGAGGATTCTTTAAGAGGGGGAGCCTATAAAAGGCTGTGATCTTTGCAGGTGTCAAATCCTGTCCTCAGCTCTTTTTTATAAGGAGAGGTGATGTCTATAGTAAAACGAAGAAAGTCCACATCTGAATCGGTTAATGATATTGAGAGTCATGTCAAAGAAGGGAATCGACCTCAGATAGAGGAGATTCAATGGGTCAGCACAGGATGTCCTACGCTCAATCTTGCTTTGTCAGGAAATGTAGGTAAAGGATTTCCAGTAGGAAGAATAATCAATGGCATAGGAACAAAAGACACCGGGAAAACCTTGTTGGCTTGTGAAGTGATCAATCAAGCTTGGTACAATGAAGGCAAGAAAAAAGGAAAGAGTGTTTATATAGGATATAACGAGCCTGAGAACAAATTCGATTACAAGCTTGCAGCAGATAATAGGCTGCCTGTTGATGAGATTGAGTGGGTTCATACTCAAGATTCTGATTCTTGGTATAATTGGGCGACAAACTGTTTGAATCAAAACAGGGGCAAATATGATCTGATGGTTCTTACAACTGACAGTCTTGATGGAATCTTGTCAAAAAGAGAAGAGAAACATGCGAAGAAAAAGAGTAGCGTAGGAGCACAGGACTACAAAGTGGGTGTTGCTACAATGCTTTCATATTTCTTCAAAGAGAATAGTGGTCTTATTAAAGAATGCAATTGCGTGTTCCACATTATTTCTCAAGTGAGAGCAAAGATAGGAGCAAAACCTTGGGAACGAAAACTTACTCGATCTGCGGGACATGCTCTTGATCATGCAGCTACGATCATTTATTGGTTGGAAGAAAGAGGAAGTATTGAGCATGATAATGGAATGCAGCAAGGCAAGAATGTCAATGTTGAAGTAGAAAAGAATCATGCTGCAATCTACAGTATGCCTGTTGAGTTTCGTATTCTTTATGGATATGGGATAGATAACATCGGAAGTGCGGTTAGTTTTGCTTTAGAGTATGATATTCTTGTTCCTTCAGGTTCTTGGTATGATTGGAATGGGGAACGATTTCAAGGCAAGAACAAGCTTGAACCTTTTTTTGATGAAAACCCCTCTGCTTATTTAGAGCTTTTATCTAAGATACAACAAAGATGGGATGAAATGAGAAATGAAGCTAAAGTCCAAAGGAGGCCGAAATGGTAAGTTCAACTCCTATGCTTCTAGTCGATTGTTCTCACATTCTGCACACAGCCAAGCACGCTATGGTTTCAAACAGATTGAGTAACAACGGAATAGAAACCAGTGTAATCTTTAGCTTTATTTCTCAACTGTTTTCGTTGTCGAAGAAATTCAATAGTAACCACTTTGTTTTTGCTTTTGACTCTGAGAAGTCATTGAGAAGAGAGATCTATCCTACATATAAACTGAAGAGGAACAACGCGAAGAAAGAGAAAACAGATCAGGAAAGATATTACGATCAGGTTTGCTACGATCAATTCAATGAGATCCGAGACGCTGTTCTTCCTATGTTGGGATTCAAAAATCTTTTCTTTCAAGAAGGATTAGAAGCAGATGATATTGTCGCCTCTATCGTTCGCACCTACGAAAAAGAAATTGCCATTGTATCATCTGACAAAGATCTTTACCAACTGCTAAGCGAAGGTAATGGAAAAGACGTTTATATGTACAACATCAAGACAAAAAAGAAGTATAGGAAATCAGATCTTTACGAGGAGTTTGGAGTAACACCCGATCAATGGTGGCAGTTGTTATGCATCAAAGGTTGTGATACTGATGAAGTGCATGGAATTCCTGATGTAGGATACAAAACAGCAAGTAAATACCTCAATGAAAAACTATCAGCAAGAGACGGCAAAAAGAGACTGATTGACTCCTCTGCTTCAAAGAGAATAATTGAAAGGAATGTTCGTCTTGTAAAACTTCCTTTTGAAGGAACAGGGGAATTTTCTTTAGTAGAGGATGATTTGTCATTGGGCAAGTTCCAACAAATGTGCCATAAGTATGGTTTTGTGAGTATGTTGAAAACAGAGAAAGTTTTGGAATGGAAAACTTGCATGGGAGTTACTAAATAATGGCTAAAGGAGGAACTGAAGAGAATCTAATTGGCAGAGAGTTGTCTGAGCTTTGGACTGAAGGTAAAAGAAAGGATCTTGTCAGGAGAACAGAATCTAGCGGAGGAAGACTGACCAGCACAAGACAAAGAAATAACAAAGCGGAAGTGACAAAATATCAAGGAGGGGATCTTACTTTCAGTGACACAATCATAAAACCTCTGTTTGACCTTTTTAGCATTGAGAGCAAAACAGGATATGCTGATAAAAAGAAATGTAAGAAATGTGGTGAGATCTATTTTTTTCATTGGTGCATTCTGGATGTTCTTGATTCTGCACAAGATGAAACAAAGTTTGAGACATTTTGGAAACAAGCATCAAGAGACGCCCAAGTAACAAATCGTTTTCCTATGTTAATTTTCCGACGCAATAGAAGGAAATCATGTATTGCATTGAGAACTTCTGAATTTGGGGAATTCTTAGATCAGTTCGGAAATCCTGTTAAACGTCCTTATTTCAAAATGAGCATAGGAAATGAAGAGATAACAATTATGCAATGGAGGGATTTTCAGAATTGGACTAAAGGGGGATTCAGATCTTTTATTGAATCATGGTTGTCTAGGAGAGTACAGATAATAAGGAGACAAAAATGAGTAAACAAATAATACCTGCATTGATTAGATGGGCATTGACTTTTATCATGCTTTATTTTTCTTACAAAGAAACTGGACCTTTTACTTGTCTGTTTTTATTTTTACTTGTTGTTTCGATGGAAATTCATAATTTTCTTTGGAGAAAATCTTTTGAACTTCTAAAAGGTTTGTAAGATGATCAAAACAATTGAAGTAATTAATTGGCAAAGTCACAAAAAGACTCTTCTCAAACTTCTCCCGGGTCTGAACATTCTTGCAGGTGCAACAAAGAACGGTAAATCAGTAATAATAAGAGCAGCAGGCGATTGGTGCTTACTGAATGATGTAAGAGGAACAGGCTTCAGACCCGTTGTGAAAGACAGCGAAGTAAGCTCTTGCAAGATCGAATTTGAAGACGGAACTTGGGTGCAAAGGGAGAGGAACGAAGTACAAGGAAAGAAAGCTGTTAATGGATACAAGTATTTTGATGGAAGAGATGAAAGAAAAGCAGTAGCTTTGGGCTCAGATGTTCCTGAAGAGATCCAATTGATTGCTAGAATGAATGAGATCAATATTCAAGGTCAAGAGGATGATAGATTTCTACTGAGTAAAAAGACAAGTCCCGGTGAGATTGCAAAGAAGCTCAATGCTTTAGTGGGACTAGAGATTATTGATAAGGTTACAGACAAAGCTAAAGAGTTGTACACAAGAACAAAGGATCAGTTGGATCAAGCAAGGGGAGAGCAAAAAGAAAAAGAGGCTAAGCTAAAAACTCTTGAGTATCTTGATGCTTTAGGAAAAGAACTCGATTCGTTGGAAGTAATGGACAAAAAGAAAGGAGAACTCGAAAGAGGAATAGACAAAGCATCTGTTTTGATATCTGAGACAGAAGATTTATTGGACATCATTCAAGGCAATCAAGAGTGGCTTCAAGTTGAATCAATCTATAGTAATTTAGTAGAGAACAAGAAGAAGATTGATTCCTTAGAAGATTCTATAAACACAGCAAGCAATCTTTCTGCCTCTATACTCAAGACAAACGAGAGGTTAGAGAAAAAAACAAACTGGTTGAAAGTTGAGTCTTTACATAAAACAACGAAAGAGAAAGTGGAGCAAGCTCAGGAAATAGAAAGCAAAGAAAAACGAGCGAGATCTCTGATACGACAAATAGAAGAAACGAAGGAGCGAGTTCATGACAATGAGAAATGGATGGTGGTTGAAGCTGTTTTATTAAATAACCAAAGACTTTTTTCTGAGCTTCAAAAGAAAGTTACCATAATCACTCAAACTGAGAACATGCTAGAAGTCATTTCAAGAAAGATCGCTGAAGGACGGGGCAAGGAAAAGTGTCTCCTTGAGCTTGTAAACAAGCGTGAAAGTCTACTTTCGCAAGTCAAGCAATTGTGTCCCATCTTTTCCGTTCCGTGTTGCTTGGAGGATTCATGAAACTTATCTGCACAGACGATTGGCATCTTAGGTCTACAAAACCTGAGAATAGAATAGATGATTTCTTTTACACCCAATACAAAAAGGTTGTTTTTATTTATAACTACGCTTTGGAAAATGACATAAAAACAATCTTAAATGGAGGTGACTTATTTGACATAGCCATTCAACCTTTGAAACAGATGCTCAAATTAATCAATATGTACACCGAGTTGTTCCTGACTTACAAGAATAAAGGAATTCAGCATCTTGTAGTAGAAGGACAACACGATCAGAGGTATCATTCGACTGACTTGACAGGGACTCCTATCGAGAACCTAAGAACAAGTGGAGCAATCGAATTAATGACCAAAGATTGTTTCATGTTGGATGAGGAAACAAATGTGTACGGAGCAGGATGGGGATCTGAAGTTCCTCAAGTAGAAGATCCTGATGCTTTCAATATCCTGCTTACCCACAGAATGGTTGTTCATGAAAAACTCTGGTTTGGCCAAGACGGGGAAGAAAGAGCAAACATACTACTGAGGAAATATCCTGATTACAGTTTGATTGTTTCCGGTGATAATCATCAAACTCTTACAGGTTTAGCAGATGGAGCTTGGTTGATAAATGCAGGTTCTATTATGAGACAAGGAACAGATCAAACAGATCATCGTCCTTGTTTCTATGTGTTTGATACTTTTAATGGTCTGCTTGAACAAATCTTTATTCCTTGTGAAAAATCTTCTCTTGTGTTTGATCTGAAAAAGGTTGAGAGAGAAAAAAAGAAGAATGAGGAATTACTTGTTTACAAAGAGGAACTAAAGAAAGATATGGAGACATCAGGTTTAGATTTCTCTTTGGATTTGAAAAACGCTTTTGACAAAACAAAACCCGATAGTGTCGATCAAAGCATAATGCAAGAGATCTTAGAAGGAGCGACAAATGGTTAGACCTGAGCAAATCATCAAAGAACTCAAAGAATACGAAGCCGCTATAGGACAAACAAAACAAGATATTGCAAGGGATCAAGGTGTTCTGCAAGGAATGTGTAAGCAGTTGAAGGAAGTAACAGGAACAGATGATTTAGAAGCTTCAAGGAAAATAGTCGATGATTGGAAAAATGAGAAAGAGAAGATTGAGAAAGAACTAGGATCAGGGTTTGAAGATATGAAAGCGAGGTTTCCTTTATGATCAAAGATATTTGTACTTGTAACAAGCTTGAATGGAAAGAAGGAAAGCCTTCTAAACCTGGTTTATATCTTATAAAGAATAGAGGACAATGGCCCATACACAATGTAACTGTTGCTTACGGAGATTGGAGAAGAGCACAAAATCCGAAATGTTTGTATATGGGAGAGCACCAATTAGAACAAATATCAGATGTTGAATGTTACTTTGGTCCTATTCCTCCTTATCCTAGAGCGAAAGAAAACAATGTATTGAATCACATATTCGGAGTAGATGACAAATGACAACATTGCAGGATTATCGTGAGAAATACATTTCCTTGAGAGCAGAAGAATCTATACTACAAAGAGATGTTGAAGCTTTAAAAGTGAAGGGAAACACACTAGAAGACAGATCCTTGCGTCTTGAAAAGATGAGAGTCTTGATTCAAGCAGTTGCAGAACAAACACAGAAGAATCTTGAGTTTAGAATATCCAAACTTGTTACAACCGCTTTATCTGCGGTATTTGATGATCCTGAAGAGTTTCTTGTTAAATTCGTAAAGAGAAGAGGCAAAACAGAGTGCGATTTGCTGTTTATCAAAAACGGGAGAGAAATGAATCCCATCGGATTTACAGGGGGCGGAGTTCTTGACATTACTTGCTTTGCTCTGAGGATTGCTTTTTGGAGCTTAAAGAAGAACAGGGATACGATACTAATTGATGAACCTTTTAGAAATCTACATGGAATAAAGGAACAAGAAAGATGCTCTGAAATGGTAAAGATGTTATCAGATGAGTTAGGCATTCAGTTTTTAATGGTCAGTGACGTTGATCTTGTAAATAAAGCAGCGGATAAGGTTTTTAATGTTGATCTTATTGACGGTGTTTCTGTGGTTAGCTAGCTCAAAACAAGGGGGAGTACAAATGAACCACAGACCAACAATCAACCCGAAGTTCATGTGTCCACAGTGTCTCAATGGAGCGCATTTTGAGCACCACAAGCATATCAAAAAGTGGACCATAAAAAAAATGCGCCCTGGTAAGTATCTAACGAATAATTGCTTCGAGCCGGCCAGGTACAAGGAGCGCCACGACGAACTTGCGGCAGAAATGTTGAGGCGGGGAGGGAACCACAACTCCCCCATTGAGCAGCCGGACTTTGGCTATCTGGAAGAGTGGGAACGAGAGTGGAAGGCCGATCCCGCAGCCTCCAGGCAGGCACTCATGGATCGGTGCCCTGAATGCCGGTATATGATTTTGAATCAGATCGATTTTCTGTCGATGAGGGACGCTAAGAAGGCATAGCAGTGGTTAGACGACGCGGAGAGGATACGACCATGAAAAACAGCTACCCCAGGTGCGGCCCCGGTCGGTGCTGATCTGTAGCTTGTATCTGGTCGCATTCTTACTGGCAGTCCCATTCCAGGCGGATGTCTACCGCCTGGAATGGGACTGCCAGGAGTAGAACGAAAGCCACTGTGAGCACGGATGCTCTCACAGATCAGCGACCTTCACGCTGCGCGGGTCCGCTTCGATCACGGCCATAACCGCTTCGTCGGTTGCGATGCGAGTGCAGGGCTCACCAAGCTGCGAAGACCACGGCTCGGCATTCCAGGCAAAACCACAACCTTCCATCCCTTCGACAAATATCACGGCCTCAAGCTCGGCCTGGATAGCGTGCCAGGCTTCCGGCGTGAGGGAGTCACCGTCCTGGGCCATTCGAAATACTTTTGTCACAAGTGCCACGTCATGCCTCCTCGATACACCACATTGATTTCGGTCGCCCTATCTCATAATTGATGCAGTTAAATGTACTCGGGAATAACGCCTGCTTAAAATCAACCAAATTCCCTTCTTCCTCAAACGCAACGAATGGGCGCAGGTGATTATGGGAGCACTGGCCCCATGTGAGCTTGTCTCGCCTTAAGTCGGCTTCCCATTTTCGGCATGTTCCGCAAATTCTTTTTTCTGGTATCTCTAGCATGCAACCTCCATTACGCCGGAACAAACGAAAATTCCTTTATCCGATTCCCGCCGTATGTCGAAATCAGACCATGCCGCCTACTCGCGTTGAGCGTGGCGTCGTTGATTGTGATATCGCCCAAAATCTGAGAACCGTTATACTTGAGCCTATATGTCGTTGTGTCTGGATGCTCAATTTCAATCAGGGCGTTTGCTACAAAAGCAACCGCTGAATTGATAGTCGTGGTCCATGAACCGTTTAAGAAATACTCCAATTTGCAGTTCTTTCCGTTGTGATAGCCAACCACTCCGTATGTTGGAGCAGAATAACTGTCAAGGCCCATGCAGACACCTGCCTGCGTGCCGTTGGGAGAGTTTACCAGTTTCGCCTTCACCGCTCCGAGAGCAGACGAGAAAAGTCGGGTTTTGAAAAGGGTTGGAAGGGAAATTTGCTTAACTGACATATCATCAAAATACACAACACCATCGACATTACGTTGCACTATAAACATAGTAGATGCAACTCCATATTTTAGATATGTGTGTATTCGTTTGTTCCAGCTTTCTGGAACATTTGAACTAATATCACCGGTGTAATTAGTATAAGATCCCCCATTTTCCTGAATTTTTGTCATAATTGCATTATTGTCACCATATAACCAAACATCTGCTCTATAAAATCCATTTGTTTGGTTGGTTGTTTGTTTTACCAAAACGAATGATACACCGGAGGATCTATTGAAGCCTTGGCTATAATTTCCTCCGTGCTTTATTGTAGCCTCCTTGATTGTATCAATTGTCGTACTCGTTCCAACTTGAGTTGCACAATTGTCTGCTAGAGTTCCCGTAAACAGTTCCATGTCGCCATTGGTCAACAACTCTTCACCCAACGTAGGCGTATTCGTCCAAATCCCCGTGGCCGAATCGAGCACCCAGGTTGGCCCGTACCACTCCTGTTTTAGTCTATCGAGAATTATTGGATGAGCCATGATTATGCGCCTCCGTTCACGACATTACCCTCGCCGGGATAAATTATGAGATCGAAGGCATCGACACCGACCTTGATAGTTTTAAACGTGAAAGAATCACCAACTGATGGAGTCGCAAATCCAACTTTATCGCCGTTGTTCCCCCACGTGATTACCCCACCGGATGAGATTCCAGGTCGGTCGTTGGGGCCGGTCTTGATGTAGAATGCACCCGCCCCTGCGGTTTCGACCTGCACCAGCCCATTCATTTCCCCTGTAAGCGTTGGGCATTGTTGCGTGTTGGCTACGGTCTGGCCCGAATTACTGATGAGCGTTCCACGCATCTGCTGAACCGTTAGATTCCCGGTGGTCGGGACTTCTTCCCGCTTTATGCCTCCGTTCAGCGTGGTGAATGTGCCAGCGGCAGGCGTCGTACCACCGATGTCCCCAGGAGCCAGTCGGCCTACTGTAGACCACCAAGAAGCTATGGATTCCCAAACAAGGACAGGACTTACTCTTCGTGGTTTTGTCTCTGCCCCTGCTTGCATTTCTGCTGTAGTTGCAACAGGATCTTGTTTGAGCTGAGTGCCTGGTATTCTTTTCATTCGATACTCCTTTACGATACTTCAAGAACTCTAAGATCCCCTATTTCTCCGCTCAAGCTACAAAAATATGGATTTTGAGCAGGCGGTATGAGAACTTCTATTATAGAACCTACAGGTATAGGCATTCCGTTAGCTGGTGTTAAAGGAGAGCTTCCCCAATAACATTCACCACTAGAGCCATTAGAATTATTATAAGCATATATCCCTGTTCTTCCTTGTCCCCCTGTTAGATGTGTAGCAAACTCAGCTTCCCCTGATCTTACTGTTACTGCGGTTATCTTGAACTCGTTTTCAGGAGGAGCCATTCTTCTTATTGCAGCTTCGATATTCCAAGGCATACTTCACTCCTTTTACTACAAAAGATTTTTCATTTTCTTATTACTTAACACTGTTACTATCACTCGTCTTCGGAACAATCACAACTACGTTCTTGCCTGCTTCCCGTGCTGTTTTAATAACTTCAGTGGTATCCTCAACCTCTGTACCCGATGGAAGTACAATCGTATTATCCCCAATCACAGCCGAAGCCGCGGTTCCCGAGATCGGCGTCGAGGACCTGTTTCTCAGCCACATCATGGCGAGCGAGGTGAAGGCCGAACATGCGGGCACGATAATGAGCGGGATAGCTATGCTGATTGTCTGGATCTGCTCGACAGTCGCGGCGACATAGATCCCAAAACAGGAAAGCAACGTAAATGTTGCTTTGATGATAGCTGCCCAGTATGTCTCGGATAGATACCAATCTTTACTCTCGCCAATAGGAGCAATAGCTTTACGAAGCTCAGGAATTGATTTTACAAGCTGCCACCATGATATTTGCATTTCAATATCTCCATTTAATACCGAAGAAGATAGACTTTAGTTTCCTATTGTCCTCTTCTTGCGGTATTATTTCAAAAAGGATACTTCATCTTTTGTTTGTTCCTACTGCTCTAAGAACATAGTTGATAAGATCTCTTATCTCTTGTTCTTTGGTCAACAAAGTCTTTACATCTTTTGTAGACTCAGTGAGAGGAACAATTGTACAGTAAGCAGAGATTCCATCATCAATTCTCAATAGCAGAGGTTGTATCTTGTTGTCGATATATTCCTTCATTTTCCCTTGAGAAGTTGCAGATGCAATTCCTATTGAGAGATGAGCAAGTCCTGCACTTGTTTGAAGATCTGAGCACACAGCTTGAGCCTTATCAAAAACAGTTGCGTAAGGATCTCTAAATGTGGATACCGACGAACAACTCGCTAGCACAAATACACTCAACAAAGCAATAAAAAATTTGTTCATTTTCTTCTCCTTAATTTTGAATACTTTAATTGTTTCCTTACATTCCCCTCAGTCTTCATTATGGTGTATCTTGCTGATACTTCCAATCTGACACTTCAAACCCTATAACCATTGAAGGCACCTCAATGCTTTGTCGGGATTTTACGACCCTCATTAGTCCAAACCCCACGAGTAGTATTCCATGCTCGCCCATAATCGTTATATGACATGATCCGAAACATCAGCAGCCCGGAATCGGAAGCGCCCTTCCAAACGTACTCAGGCCCGGCGCTCCCGGTATCCCTGACCTCTCCCCATGGCCTAACATCCTCACATCCCTCACCGACCACTTCGCATTCACGGTAGTCGGTGAGGGATGCCAAGGTTTGTTGTCGGTGCTGATCTGGAGCTTGTAGCCGGTTGCATCCTTCGTGACGTCCCGTTCCAGTCGGATGTCTGCCGCGATGGAATGGGACGCGAGAATGAGGATTGTTGCTATAGTGAGTAGGATTTTTGTCATTCTCAGTCCTCGACAAAGGAGTCGCAACATTATCACCGCATCCCTCGCAGACCGCTCATAATGTTGGTGCTGTAAGTTGAATATAAAACACTGTAACTCTTACCCGACCAGTATTGTCTGCTGGCGATGCGTTTGGAGTAATCCTTATTTTTTGTGCCGACGCATTAAGGTATGGACACGACTTAGTGCCAACATCCGTCGTGCCTGCTGCCACAGCAACACTTGCTCCCGTTTGAAAAGCCGTCCCCGTAGTGGCTCCTGTCACCGTAAAAGTAGCTGCTGTAGGAATCAGTACGGTAACACGCACCGAAACACCTAGTATTATAGCATTAGCCGGAAGATCTATTGTTGTATCTGTCGTTGCGGCGGCGGCGACTGTAACAAGTTGGGTAACGGTTCCAATACTGGCTTTTTCGCCACTTGCTCCTGTCAATAACTGCTCACTACTTGGAATAGCACCAAGATGATTCCCACTCCACACTTCTCCCGCTTGTTGGGTCACAGTGGAATCATCTGTAATATTGTCACATATCTTGACATTTACATTTGTTCCTAGCGACCTAAGATTTGAGCTAGAAATATTATTAAGAGTATTGCCATTAGCCAAAAAATTAGTAACGCCGCTCCATGCTATTCCATACCCATTAGAAATACCCTTTATTTTGTTAGTAGATGCAACGCTATATGAAGAGTCCAAAAAGTAAATTCCATATGCAGCATTGCTGATGCTGTTCCCGTCTATTTCATTACCCGAAACTGTTACATTGTCAGAATGATGCACCGAAATCCCGTTACTCGACGCCGTTATTAGGCCATAACCTTTTATTGTATTCCCACTAACTATAATACCATTGTTGTCTTTGGTTCCGTCAGTGTGACCCTTGACTGATATCCCATTAGCTCCAGCATTTATTACAATGTTGCCAGATACATCAGCATCAAGATCACCGGAATTATGTGTGTTGTATCCTACAGATATTCCATTACCTGTAGCACCGATAATATTACAACCCCTAATCCAACAACCTTTAGATGAGAATCCATGAAGATTGAAACCATCTCCCGTCCCACCAATTGCAGTACAATCTGTGAAACCAGAATATCTCACATTAGCTGTTATTGCATTTTCTCGGACATTTTCAGTTCTACAATGAGAGATATCTATATTGTGAGAAGATTCCCCGATATGAAATCCATATCCCTTCGCTGGAGTTGCAATGTTTTGTCCATCTCTCACAATGACGTTTTCGATGTCACAATGAGCGGATTGCTCTATTTCTATACCCTCTCCATCATCTGGGCCTGTAACAACAGCATTTTTCACCTGACATCCGTATGCCAATGATAACTTAATTCCTCCACCGACCACACCTGCATCAAGTTGCCATGTACCACCTTCTATGGTTGAGTTCGTAAGTGCATTCAACTTTGTGACCGTGGCGGTGCTTGCTATTACGTATGCGCCTATGGTTTTATTTTGCAGCACGATAGTACCAGCACCAACAGATGCAACGCGGTTAAGTTCCTGGTTCCTCCCATCTGTCGCCACGATATAGGTAGCGTCATAAACTATTACATAATCACCGGCAGCAAACCCAGCGCTACTCGTTACATTTAATGTGGTATCTCCTACCGCCGAATTTACGGAAAATGCCGTAGTTGTGGCTGATTCTGATCCATCCATATTAATAATCCAGGTTTGTGCAGCCCCCGAATTTTTCGTAATTGTCGCACCATTAGCGATGAGTCGGACGTTGGATTTGTGTGCTATTGAAAGTGCTAAATAGGTTTCACCAGGTCTAAGTTCCACTGTCCCGCCGCCGGAATCAGATACACATTGGATTGCAGTATTTATGAAAGATGTCATAGCTGTAGTGCCTGGAGAAGTATTTTCTCCAAACATATTAGGACTAGCATAATTCAGCCCAACCACCTCCCCCGGCAGACTCGAAAACATCTGCCCGCCGTTGTCCTCCAGGTGGGAGCCGGAGGCGAAGGTGATTGAATACCCAGCCTTCAGCAAATCTGCTCCCAATGAGTCGGGATCCACTGAGCCGGTGGTTCGCACCATAAGCTGTCCGGCGTTCCAGGCCCATTTGCCAGCCGCGTCAATGCTACCAACCCCAGCTACTTTGGTGAGCGCAACCCCAGACTCATAAAGTGTTGCAGGCTCATTAGCCAAGGTCATCTCATAGATTGACCCAGACACCACGGTCCACGCGGCCCCTCCACCGGCAACGGAAAGCTGTGTGGCTATGATTGCACCCCGATCCGGCCTTACCGTGACGCCTGTAGGCACAGTAACGGATTGGAGAAGCTGATAGGTATGATTACCTGGAAGCCGAACACTGACCTCGCCCGAAAGCGTAGCCAAAACCCAGGCTAGGGAACCTTCGTCTGTAGCATCTCCATGATCTGTAATAGATGTATCCGGAGAAACAATCCATTCTCGATACTGTGAATTACCGTAAGCATTTACAGTACCTTTATAGTAAACAACTATTCTAAAGGTATCTGTCGTGTTGTTCTCAGCACAATAAACAACAAGCGAAGATGTTCCGGGTACTACCCATATATCTCCTATAGCCCCTGCATGAGTATTCGGAACAGCTTCACTTGTCCCGTACTCTGTTATAGCAGAAACGGCTTTCGGAAGCGATACAGTCACTCCTGTAGGGCCGTTAAACGTACCTGTTAGAATATAAACTTCAGGGGAATCGGAAATTTCGGAAGCTACGTTAGAGATTCTGGATGATAGTGTCCCATAGGCTACGTCAATAGCGTCCATATCTTCGTTGTAGGCGCTTCTCCAAGCTTCTCCTTGAGAAGGTTTAGTCAAAACTAAATTGGGAGTTCGTGTGCTCATTTTTTCTCCTTAAATAGGAATGCCGGGCCAATCGTCATAATAAAACACATCATCTGAATATGTACACCATTCAAAAGAAACTTCCCTAGCAGAAAAATTATGACTGACTTTTGTAACCTGCTGTGTCAATCTGTCTTCTGTTAATCTGCCTATACCTACTGTATCTCCCCTGTTTCCTGAATGGCTTCCTACTATTTCTATTACATTTCCTGAAATACTAGAAATTGAATAACTGCAATATTCTCCACTTGTTCCCACAGCGAACAATTTAGCTGCACTCAAATAAGAGGTTTCAGTCTCTCCACTAGGATATGTCAAATTAACCTCGCCATTCACATATAAAGCTGATTCGCTTGTATGATCTCTCGCAAGATTTCCTCCCCAAACAGATTTATAACTACTAGGGAGCAAAGTAAAAACATCTCCGAATTCTATGCCAGAGCATTGAGCGCCCGCTTTATGAGAACCTTGCATTGTAATGTGTTCATTTTTATTAATGCGATATCGAGCATGTCTATTTGCTTCATCTTCATTATTGCATCCTCTTAATTCTACGTTCTGAACTTTAGGAAGTCTTGAAAGTTCTTCATACCAAGAAGCTTTTGCAAGTGCAGTGGTCTTTTTTACTCCGTACTTATCTGCATCCCACCAAGTTACTGTAACCGCATCAACCTTCTCAGTTTCGTCATACCCTGACCAACTACAAGAACTATCTTTTGATCCTTTGCTTGAAGGAAGGATATTTCCTGCTGAAAATACATATTGAGAGATTCTGGGTTTATCAACAACAGGTTTCCACAAAGACCCTTCTCTTAGTATTCTCATTCTTCCACATTGTTCGATGTTTCTTAGAAACCCATCAGCGAAATTGGACAACTCATCATAGACAACATTGCACGTTGCTCTTCTATTTCCTACAACTAAAGCTTCTGTCCATTCTTCCCAATCCTCAAAAGAGGTTCGTTTTAAATCTGAAGGTGTCTGTTTTATTCCGTATAGTCTATTTGTGCAAGCATCAAACATTTGCCATGCGGGGACAGAAGGATCAACTTCTTGGGTACTTGAATTGTCCCAAGTAGGGACTGTAATAAGAGTTCTTTGGTGTTTAACAACTACAGTTCCTAAAGTACCAGATACTTTGTCACTAGCTTTCACACCCAAAGCCATTACCTGAATACCTGGATATAATTGCTGCAAATCTAGTATTTCTTGAAACGACACTAACCATGAACTATCTTTCGTATTATCTTCGTTGTCATGGTCAGATGTTTTCCTTACTAAAAGAATATCGTAAAAATCTCGAGAAGGCAAATCAAGTTGAAATTCAAAACGAGGGACAGAAGATAATCTTTCTGCTCCACATACTATTGTACTTTCTGTCCAAGTAGAAGTTCCTGTTACTCTATAATGGTAAGAGAATTCTACAGACCTCGCACTTGTTTTACCTGTGTTACTACTTACATGCCCTAAGCCTTCCCTGAACTCCAATATTATTTTGACATGATCGCATTTACTTTGAGTTTGAATAATGAAAGCAGCGGCGAAGTCTGTTGTCGCATTGGTTGTAATCTCTTCCGTAGGAACGACATCTTCTGTTCCTTCAACTGTCAAATCATAAGCTGTTCCTCTAGTAATTCTAATGCAATCCAAACTACAAAGACCATAGATTTCTGTAGGAACACCCGATAGAACATACTTACCATATCCTATGTATTGGTTATAATAACTCTTATAGGACAAAGAACTGTAATCTTCAGGGGCATCGCTTAGTCTGGCGTCGTTATTTGCTATGTAAAAATCCTTGTCGGTCATTAAAGTTACAAGATCTCCTAAATCATCCTCAACTTGGATTTTGAAATCACCTTCCGTTACCTCCGGGGCACCCATCTCCCCTGTATAAATTAGATGACCTGACGAAACTGTTCCTTTGATATAGTACCAAGTATCCAATGTAGGAGTGAAGTCTTCAGAAGAACTAAAAATAACCGACCACTGCAAACTATCTACCCCTCCCGCAGGAGGGTTTGAGACTTCGTACTTCACTTGAGAAGATTGAAAATATAATTGGCTGCTCAAGTAACCGAAGAAAACTCTCGTTACGGTAACAACTTCTCCTTCTGTTTCTGTAGAAGTTGTGTAAAAAAGACATCTATTATTATAATCAGGGAATTTAACCCAAAATTCAAATTGAACAGGGCGAGACATTAGCAGAGTTTCATAATCATCTGTAGATAAGTAGTCCCCTTCTCCGGGTAAATCAATATAACCATTTCCCCATTTAGGACTATCTAGTTTTACCTCAGCTTGTCCGTATTTCGTCCAAGGTGAGCCTCTCCCTGAAGAATCAAGCACAGGTAAGTTTTTTGCTGTTCTACAAGTCCATACAACATCCACCCCATCAGATGTTGTTCCCCCTACAACCGTCCCCCATGTAGGTTCTGTAGTAGCATGAGTAGTTCCTGGTGTAGTACATTCATACCAATACCCATTAGATACAGTAGAGGTAACGTAATCCCCTGAAATCTTTGCTGTGTTCGCTGTCCAATCTGAAGGAGAAGCTAAAGCCCTGCAAGTCCAAACAACTGTTCCGTCAGATGTTGTTCCCCCAGGGGTAGTCCCCCACACAGGCTCTGTTATATCTGTATCTCCTGCTGTCGTACATTCGTAGCAGTAGTCTCCAACTACAGTAGGGAGAACGTAATCCCCATCTAAAAAAGTTGTTTCCATAGACCATATTGCAGTGTTAAAATTCAAAAGACAAACGCCTACTGCATTTGCTCTAGGGTCGTATCTCAGTCTTCTGTCATACGAGAAATCATGTTTTGTATCAGGAAAATTGGAGAGTGTAGTTACTGTAGAAGCTCCTACGGTTGTATCTCCGTCTGTAGCCGCAAAAACATAATTATCATAGCTCGTTAAAAGTTCTTCCCCTATTCGTACTCTATCTGCTGTTATTACGTTATTTGTTTTGCCTGCACTCAGAGCAAACAAAATAAACTGCCACATATTGTAGTCTTCATCTACTGTTCTGTAACCTCCGATAATAGGAGGGGCACTCCACAACTCTCCATATGCTACAGGAACAGGAAGTCCTGAAGCATTCATGTTTTGCATTCCTCCCCAACCGTACGTGGCTTTCTCTGAACCTGGAGATTCAGGTATTGTCGGGGACATGATTGAACTGATAAGAAGACCTGCTCCTATGGTTAAAACTGCCGCTGCAATATTGGCAACAACCATAGCAGTAGTAGCAGCCGTTCCTGCATAAGTAACAAGAAGTCCTGCAATTGCAGGGGCTCCTTGATACGATGAGATTATGATCATATCGCTCGGGAGCAATTCTTGTTCCGGCGAAGATGGGTATCCCTGACAACTAATATGAATCCTATCTACACCTAGCTTATCAAGATGTGCTTTTCCTAGCCTTATAGCCTCATCAATAGTAAGACCTAATCTCCAAGGGTAGTTGTACACAACTCTATCTTTAGAAGGGGAGATAAGATATGGGATAACTACAACTCTCACTGTTTCTTGCACAGGTAGAATCCCTTCACCAGTTTAGAATACAAACCATCAGTTACAGAAGATATATGGCATCCTAGTTCTTCATTGGTATGAATCATGTATCTTTTATCTATCATACGACCGAAGTGGGCAGACCCGTCAACATGCTTGAAAAGAACGATAGCTTTTCTGACGGGCTTGTCTATCTGTTCGTACTCGGGGAGCGTTTTCCTTACGATTCCCCAAACTTTATCAGCTTCATTGTGTGAAATATCAGAATAATCTGGAGTATCTTCTCCCATCAATTTTCCTGACTCAATAACAACACCCCAACAATCGTACAAATCAGGACCTCTGCCGTACTCTCCGAAAGGCTTACCGATAAGATGATCAAATTCACTTTTCATAAATCTTCATCATCCTGTATTGATCTAACAATACCTAATTGAGCACCAAAGTATTTTGCATTTCCATGTCGATCAAGACAGCCCCGTAAAGTTCTTGGGCATGTAGTTAATTCCCCAGAATAAGGGCATCTAGGATCTCCAGGAAAAGTAGGATACTGACAAATACTATCATGCATCTTCCAATAGGGCCAAGGCAAAGTCAGAGGGTTGTCAAGACCAGCAACAACAGTAGCTACTCCTCTGCTCACTGTAGGTTTCTTTATTTGGAACTTAGAGTAAAAAATGTATTCATCGGCTTCTAGTAGTTTGGAGTTGATAACATACAATTCTGCCCACATTCTTTTGAGCATATCATTATCTCTAATTGTCTGCTCAACCCCTCCACCTATGTTACTGAAATGAACTTGGATAGTGGGAGCGTACTCATTACCATCCTGAGTGATCCCGTCTATCTCAAACCAACTCTTCAACCAAGTAATACTATTCCAAACAACATCCTTCACATTTCTCGCAAGGTATATGTCAGCTTCGGCTACAGAAATCAAGCAGAGTAAACTCCCATCTCTGTGTAGCTTGTGCATTTCTTCCATTACATTAGACGGTATAGGCAGCATTATATTTGCCTCAATATTACAGTTCCGTTTACTTGCCAGTAGTTCTCTTTTGTAGGATGACGCTCAAACTCAAGATCATCTTGTTCCCAAATTACTAATTTAGTGAAAGACTCTCCTGCACCTATCGCTACTTCTGAAGCCCAAGGGCCTAAGCCCCCCGGCTCTGCTTCTTCTGCACCTTCAGGATATCCTGCTAATTCAAAAGGAAAGCGAAAGTAAAAAGGAGATCCCCCTCTATGAGCATAGTAAAAATTAAGGAAGTCAATGAATGATTCAGGATAGACACATTTGAATTCCATTGAAAAAACCCAGTAACCATCAGTATTCATGGGCTCAGTCGAAATTTGCCCCGATCCTGCTTCTTGGATAAATATCTTATCTACCCATTTACATTTAAAATTATCAGGGGTGTATTGTCCCCCTGCTATGGCATTCCATGGCCACGAATCGTAAGCCATATCAACCTCCCCTAATGAAAGACCTATTCATATTTAAATAATCCTCGTCCTCAGTAAGAGCTTGAAGATGAATGGTTTTAATGGTTGTTTGCAGTTCTTGTCTTGTAGGACCTTCTTTTATTTTCATTTTCAAATTAGGATCAACTTTGAACTCTGTTTTTACATTGACTGTGGGTTGACTGAAAGATCCTAAAGCTTCCATTTGTTTCTCAGTGAAAACACCTTCGCCTTTTTTACCAATGAAAGGAATCTCATCTTTCCCAAGTATAGCACCTTCATGAGCACGTTTCGCGTTAGCAAATACAGACAAAGGAATTGCTCTTTGGAATGTAGCTTCTTTGCCTAATATTCCACCTTTGTGATGATAAGGAGTGATACCAAAACCAGTTTTTCCTAGAGCAGGGTCGTAACCTAGTCCCCCGCTCATTCCCAAAGCTCCTGTTATTAAACCTAATATTCCTCCCCCTCCCCCGGCACCTCCCATAAGAGCATTCATCAGAGTTTGCTTGATGATCATTTCTGCCAACCACTTCAATATGTTTCGTGCAGCGTTAGCAAATCTCTCCGACATTGAATCCGCAGAATCTCCGAACAAATCCAGTGCCCCTACAGCTTCATCTGCTATTTTATCACCAATCTGCTCACTTATGCTTACAATTGTTTCCCCCCATGTTTTCATTTTCTCTCTAGCTCGATCAAACCCTAAAGCTATTCTCTCTGTCATAGTCCCGAACTCTGTAGCCATTTGTTCTTTGGCTTCTTTAGAGAACTCACCTTCTTGTTTGACTAGCTCAAGCAAATAATCAAAATATTCTTTGGCAGATAGCTTCCCTTGTTTGTAATACTCTGTATCGTATTGGTGCCTGTGAAGATACATATTTTTTACATATTCATCATACTGCTTACGTGTTATCAAATCATTGTCAAACATGAGCTTAGTAATTCGTGCATGTTCTCGGGAGTAGTCAACTTCTTTCGCTAATTTCTCATCCAGATTTTTCTTCACAACTTCTTTGTCTTTGGCATATAGTGCCTTGAACGCCTCAAACTCTCCCTTTACTGCATCCTCCATCAACTTAGCATAAGTATCAGGAGTCATGGAATCTCTTTGTTCTGATAATTCTTTTGTAAGCCTTTGTCTGTTTGCCAATCTTTCCGTCAGAACTTCCAATTCTGCATCAGCTATTTTTCTCCAATTTTGCTCGTTCTCCGTGAGTTCCATAGCCTGACGCATGTATTCTATATTCAACCAAGCTTCTTTGAGATTGTATTTTTCTCTCTCCGCTCGATCTACCTCTTTTATTTCCTTCTGCTTACTCTTCATGAGAGTTTTTAGACCGTCTTCAACAAGGTCTTTTCTCTTTGCTTCTATTTGGGATTCTGTAAGGAATTGATTTTCAGCATTAGACCTCATTTCATCTATTGCTTTGTTCGTTTTTTCTGCGGCTTCCATCACATCGACTTTTTCCGCACCTGAAACACTATTGTAGTATTGTACCCAAGCATCTCCTAATTGACCTAGCATTTCTATTTGAGCTTGTAACTTAGCTTCATCTGAGAGCATGTACTTTTCATGTTTTTTGACTATCTCATTCAACTGCTCTATTTTTTTGTACAAATCTTCAGGGAGTTTTACTCCGCTCCAATCAAATTTCTTCCCTGTCAGCTTTGTGTATTCTCTGTCCAACTCCATAGCCTGCATTTGCAAAGCTTCCAATTCTGTTTTTGCTTTGCCTGCTTCTGCTGCCCACGAGTTCAACTGAGCTTCGTTTGCTTCAAAAGTTTGAGGTAAAACATCTACCGCAGTCGGAACTTGTCCCCTCTTTTGTATAAGCTCTTGCAAACCTTCCATTCTAGTAGTGGCTGCAACAATTTCCTTCCCCATGTTTCTCATTACTGTTTCAAGATCAAGACCTTTGAGTTTTTTGTATTCCTCTATTAACTTATTAACTGCAAGTCTTTGATCATCAATTGTTGCATTTGTATCTAACATGACGGAAGCAAGTTGGGGATATTCTTTCACAAGAGCCATAACAATTGAATGGTACTTAGCTGATCCTTTTTCAACCTTACTCAGTTTATCTTTATAGCCCTCAAGAGTTGTGATGACCTGATTATGCTTGACAATCATCTTTTCTGCTTCTAGGGCAGCTTGTTTTGTATGATCCGCATATGTCTTTATTGCCACTATCACAGCAGCTAAACCTGCTGCTATAGCAATAATAGGATGAGCTAACATGGTCGCCCACAGTGATCTAAAAGCCAGGGTGCAAGCATCAGCAGATAAAGTAAGCAAACCTAATGCTTTTGCAGCAGAGTTTGCAGCTATGATCGTTGTTCCAAAGTTGAATGCGATGAAAGAAAGGGCAAGGAACTTAAAAGCCGCGTATAGAGCAAGAATTGTGACTGTCAAACCTGTCATTGCAATATTGAATTTCCCCACTGCTGTTCCTGCTATGTAAATCATTGCATCAGCTAAAGGTCTTAGAATACCTAAAAGAACACGAAAAGCAGATGAAACTCCCCCTTCTCCTATAGTAATAGCTAGAACTCCCATCTTATCACCAAGCTGCTTTACCATAGAACCTAGACCTTGCAACTGAATTTCTGCCATTTCAGCAGCAGATCCCATTTTGAAGGTCATATTTAGAATCTCTTGATACCTCTCAGATCCTATTTCTGTAAGAATTGATATGATAGGAGCACCACGAAGACCAAACAATTGAACTGCTTTGCCTAGACCTGTAGCTGACTCGGCTGCTTTAGGAATAACCTTCTCAAGCTCTTTGATAATATCTACAAAAGAACTCGTAGCAGGATTTACTTTGTCCATGTCAACTTTGTACTTGGAAAAAATTTCTCGTAATTTCTCACTAGGTCCTGCCAAACGAGCAATAACCTGACGAAGACCTGTACCTATTGTTGATTGTCTCACGCCTGCATCAGCGAGGACCATCATTGACGCTGCCGTTTCTTCTAACGTCATTCCTGCTTTATGTGCAAAAGGACCTACATAGTTAAATGCGACCCTCAATTTGTCAATATCGAGTTTGGACTTATTAATCGCAGTTGCAAAAATATCTGTAACTCTGGCTGTATCAGAAGCTTGAAGTCCAAAAGATCTTATGGTAGTCGTCACCAGATCCGCTGTAGTTTCAAACTTCTCCAGAGTAGCTGTAGACAAAATCGCAATGTCTTTAATAGCAACCAAAGACTCTTCAGCACTGAAACCCGCCTGTGCTAAGTAAACCATACCATCTGCTATTTCTTTTGCACCATATCGAGTAGTAGAGCCTAGAGTCTTGATTATGTCACCCATTGCCCCTACTTCACCGCGAGTAGCACCTGAAATAGCCATCAAGTTATGCAAAGCCTGATCGAAATTTATAATTTCCGAAACAGCTTTTTTGGCTCCTTCTATTACTCCGTAAAACAAACCTCCTGCTATCGTATAGCTCAAAACTACTCTCATAGCAGCGCCTAGACGATACCAACTATCACTAAGCTTTCCTATTTGTTTACCTTGATAGTTAAGGTCATCCCCCGTTTTTCTTGAACTTTTCCCTGCTTTATCAAAGCCCTTTGATGCTTTATCAGATCCTTCCCCTGTTTGTCCCGCAGCTTTGTTTAGATCTTCAAAATCTTTTTTCAAACTTTGAAGAGACGAACGAACTTTGTTCACCGTATTGATGAGATCCCCGGCGTTGCCTTTGAATAGAATACCAAGATCTAATGTTCTCGCCACTGACTCATCCTTTCATATCTACAAACTAGCAACCTTCTCGTCAAATTCTACAATGACTCAAAGTTCGTTCTGTAACTTTCGATTGAAGGAAAGCACAAGGATTTAATTTTCCTTGCTATATCAAAACAACTC